CGGTAATGGCTGTCTCTGGACCGGACACTACAGGGATCTTGAAGTCATCGACGCTGACGAGTGGCCTGAGTTCAAGGAGGGAGACAGGGTCATAAGTTACGGGTCGAGACAGAACTCTGGCTGGAGTTTCTCGTGGGAGTGTTGCGTGTACGTTGCCAAGCAGCGTAGACGGGATGGTGTGGTGACATGGAGGCGAGAGGGGGAACCTTTCCACACTGGGAAGCAGATGCACATCGCTAAGAAGGAGTGTCTAAACAAGCAGATGCGTATCGAGAGAGACGAGGGTGTCAAGCTGAGGATCATGACAGGCATCAAGAGAGGGACAGTTATCCTGAATTCCCAAAACGCTACTGAACACCTGCTAAGAGGAGGCAATGAGCCTGCGTTCTAGTCTTCGTCTGGGTGGCCCCGCCCATAACGGCGATAGCCTTGTGTTTGCGTTTACTTCGACACGAGGTGCGTAGCCTGGGGGTCGGTAAGCTCAGAGAGCCGTAGGAAGAACCCTAAGTAAGCTATAGAAGGGTCGCGTCCATGAAACCGGGGCGTTGCTTTCCGAGACTGACACCACCACAGTCTGCCTAATCCTGAGCGGTGGTTTTATATACAACTAACCTCGGGCCATATACATGGAGAACTCTATGGATGCTGAAGAACTTTACTACGAGCTGCAATACTTTCTCAGTGACAGGAACATAGAGGTCAGTGACGAGGCAGATCAAGCCTTGGGTGACACCTGCTCTCTTATCTTGCCTGCGAAGGAGGATGAGTGATGTACCACACTGAAATGCAAGCGTGTCAACACAGCCTTTTGTGTGCTGCCCAGTTGGCAAGGGACCACATCGGTGAACAGGTTGGCCTCGCCCTCCCTGCCCATCCTGACCAGAAGGTTCTGACCGTACTTGGCAAGCTGGATACCGCTATCCAGAACATCACTGTGCCAAGCCTGCGGCCAGCGACGATAGCTCACTTCGAGGAGTACGAAGACTTTCCCGTGTCAACCTGGAAGGAGGAGGTTATGAACGACGATACCCGCATGGGGTATCACGAGTGGGCTGACTGCCAAGAAGCAGTCCGCGACGAGAAAGAGTATGACGAAGAACAGGCTCAACTACAGAAGGAGAACTAGACATGGCAGGCACACAACCAAAGTACCCAGACGCCTACGTCAAACTGGTTGGGGAGGACGGCAACGCTTTCGCGATCATGGGTCGAGTGACTAAGGCACTGAAGCGGGCTGGCGCAACCAGTGAGGAGATCACACAGTTTCGCAAGGAGGCAATGAGCAGTGACTACAATCACCTGCTGCAAGTTGTCCTGTCGTGGGTGAAAGAAGGTGACATGGAGGAGGAGGAGGAACTGATGGAGGCCTGGGCTGAGGTAGGGGGAGAATACGAGGAAGATGAGGATGAGGATGAGGAGACTTATCGTCATTTTCAACGTCACAACCGTGAGGAAGAAAACCGTCCTTCGCCTCCCGAGTGGAAGGGGGGTGTGTGATGGGACTTGACCAACAGGCTGTGGCGAGAAGGTTCGCAAACTCTAAAGACCAAGAGCTACTGCAAACCTGGCGTAAGCATCCCAACCTGCAAGGGTGGATGGAGAATCTCTGGGAGGAGAAGGGCAGGCCCAACTACGATGGTCGCAACGACGACAACGCTCTGTCCGGAGCCTTCAACTGTGTCGATCTTCCACTGAAGTGGGAGGATATTGAGCAGCTTGAGGCTGATGTCAAGGCGGGCAAGCTCCCTGAGACTTGCGGGTTCTTCTTCGGTAGCAACTCTGACGACCACTACAGGGAGGAGGACTTGGAGTTTTGCAGCAACGCTCGCAAGGCTCTGGGTCAGGGGTTGGAAGTTGTCTACCGCTGCTGGTACTAGGAGGACGAGTGATGCCGAAGGTTTATGCCTACCTGCGTGTCAGCAAGGACGAGCAGAGCCTCAACGGTGAGTCCCTGGATGACCAAGCTGCGCGGGCCATGGCATACTTCGACCTTCTCAAGACCCTGCCCACTTCAGACTCAGGTCTGGAGTGGGGAGGGTTCTTCTTTGAGAAGGGAGAGAGTGCATGGAAGACTAGGCTGGTCGACCGTGAGGAGGGACGCCGGCTCAACAAGAGCCTTGAGCGTGACGATCACGTTGTCTTCCTGCGTATGGACAGAGCCTTCCGTTCAGTGCAAGACTTCACGACAACGCTCCCGGCGTGGGAGCAACGTGGGGTTACGATTCACTTCATCGACCAGTCTGTGAACCTAGCAACGCCGAACGGAAAGTTCTTCGCGAACGTTCTGGTTGCCGTGGCACAGTGGGAGAGTGACATCAAGAGCCTTCGCAACAGGGAGGCTGCCGCCAAGCGGAAGTCTGAGGGGAGAATGAACACACGTCAGCCGCCAATAGGATACATGGCTGTCGGCAAACGTAACGTCCTGGTGAAGGACCCTGCCCAGATATCCGTGATGCGTCTCATTCACTACATGAGAACAAGGCATGGGTACAGCTTCGATATCATCAGCGACAAGCTGGAGGATATGCTTGCTACCCGTGACGGACGAAAGCCTCGCAGGCGCAATGGGTTCGACGGTTCACGACCATGGCCCAAGGACAGGGTTCGCAGAGCGTTCCTCCGGTACGAGAGGATCATGGCTTCAGACGAGCCTGTCTACACGGACGGATAATCTTCTGCGTGTCCGGTATTCACAAGCTCCCGGTTCACGTTGACAATCTTCCCGGTCTCCTTGTCCTTACCCAGTATCTCAACGAGATACCTTCCGTATTTCCCTGAAGCATCCACAGGATTATTCTTGCTCTGCCTGTGCGTCTTGATGGTGTGCAGCCACATGCTGTCTGACATGGAACACTCTGTCAGAACCTTGTGCAGAGCCTTCTTGGCATCCTTGCCAGCCTGAGTGTTCATCTCTGGCGTGTTGATCCCGTAGAGCCTTGCCTTCATTCGCAGGCTTATACCGAATCCACAGTCGGCTATGATCTCAACGCTGTCTCCGTCGATCAGTCTCATGATCTGAGCGTTGTAGACGTAGCGTGTCTTCACGGTTCTACCGTAGCCTTGATCCCACCGTCGACAGATTCGATCAGCAAATCGAACGTTATCGGCGTGACCTTTTGTCCACCAGGAGGCAGGGGTTTGGACGACTCGGTTTTCTCACCCAGGTCAGGGGTTTGGATGACGTTATTCTCCGTGGGTCTGCCGGCCTCGGTGGCCATTTGCATCCCGAAAGTTCCAAGCCCTCCCGCACCTAGCAAACTGGCTGCGAGCAACGCGCCTTTGAGAAGGCCACCGTTGTTATGAACAACCGTGCTGCTGGCCGGGTGAGATGGATATGTCCCCACGTCTACGTCCCCTAACCCCATGGCCATGGCCTCGGACTTGCGGCGCAACTTCAATCGGTGTTCAACATCGTGCGCCCAAAGATTAGAGAGCAGCGACCTAGCTTCACGAGATGCTGCCGCTGTCTCCGCCGCTTCCGTCATGCACTGGTGGCTGTGTGCTTCTACCATTGCCATCCCTTATCCAGTCCACCATGGCTAGATCCAACTGATGGAGGCTGTCCATCGTCTTGTTGCTTTGCTCACCCACACGCAAGCATACCGTGACCGCTTCGATCAAGCGGCCACGGTCGTCAAGATCAACAAGACGCTCGGCCTCGTCTCGCAACTCATCGGCCATGCTCAAACCTTCTCCCAGGTAAAAGGGGTCCGGTCAGACTATGCGTTGTTGATCGGAGCTTCACGGTGCATGATCTGCCGGATAGCTGCGGCCTGCACTGGGTCAGTCTCGGCGTGCAGCTTCAGCATAACCCGATCAAGGATTGCCATGAAGTTGGTGCTTGCGTCCGACTGCCTTGCCAAACGTTCGCCACTTGCTGCTGTCAGCAACTCTTGCAGGTTGACATTTCCTTCTGCTGGCATTACTCGATCTCCCTTGGAACCAGACGCAAGCGGACTCGCGCCTTGAAGTTAGTCGTCCAATCTTCAAGATCAGACAGACGTCTATTGATGTCAGTCGTGTTGGCGTCGGCTCCATCCTTGCCGTCTTTTCCCGCTGGACCAGCCGGACCCACCGGCCCGACAAACTTATCTTTGTGCAGCTCAAAAAAATCTGAGAGAGCTGGCAGGGTTACGACGTCCTTACCCCGTTCGCGCTGCGCACTTTCGATCTGGGAAATACGGGTTTGCAATTTCTCTATGGTTTTCTCAAGCCTCTCGATGGCCTCAGCCATCTTGTCATCGCTGCCTAGCCTGTCTGGTCGGGCGTAACCTTCCACGAACGCTGCCAGTTGCCTTGGTGTGGATGCGTAGGCTTCTGTGTCCTTGTCACTACCATGGGAGATGACTCCCACCAGTTCGCCACCCTTGTTGAACACACCACCACCGCTATCCCCGTTACCAAACTTGCCATCCGTAACGGCGTAGTGTGCGCGGATAACGTTCAGGTTACTGGGCGTGGTCGGGCCTAGGTACTTGAACTTCTTAGGTTCGAGCGTCTTGCTGCCAAGGTATCCGTATGCCCTTACAGCCGTGCCGGCACGGGGTAAGGACGACGCAACTCCCCCTGGGTGCGATGACAATTTTGTAACTTGCGATGACGACCCTGTCATCACGAACATTGCCATGTCAAAATGTTCGTCAACCCGGACCCACTTTGCCGTGTGCTTCTTGCCATGCTGGTCATGGACAGTGACCGACTTACCGACCACTGCACCACAGTGAGCCACGGTAAGCCCGACCGTCTTGTCCCCCAGACGGACAATAGTCCCAGAGCATCCAGCCACACGCACACTGCTGTCCGCTGTCGTAACCACGGCCAGGTACCGTGGGGTTTCGGCAGCAGACACGGTGTGGATAGCAGCCAGTGCAGCCAGAGTTGTCAAGGCCCGTACCATGACCCACAGTCTAGTACCGGCCTAGACCGTGTGTCAACTGTCGTCTCCCCCGTTCGCAACCTTACGCTTGATTGCCTCAAACCCTGCGGCCAGAATCATCAGTTCGACTATGGTGGTAACCTCAGTCTCGTCGAACGTTGATGCGTTCAGGTAGAGGAAGGTGGTAACCCCGGCAAACATGATGACCAAACGGATCAGTGACCAGACTGGATGCTCTGTGTCGCGTGGCATAATGCCTCCTTGCTACAATAAAACCAGCCCGCCCTAGAGACGGATCGCTGGCTGGGTTAGGTGGGCCACGGAAGGCCCGCCGATTTTTTTATAAAAGACGCGGCACGACCAACTGCCCTAACTCTCCAGGTCCCTGGAGGCTTAGGTCGTCCAAACTCTCCAGGGCACTGCGGGTTTGGGCGTCGAAATTCCTCGCACGCGCGCAAGTCCTCCGGGAATTTATCTGAAATAACTCAAGCATACCCCAAGCTGGGCTAGGCCCAGGGCCACCCAAACGGTACGCCACCCCTTGACGTGAAGGCGTTCGATCTCAAACATCGTGGTCAACGCGATGCCGAGTCCAACAGCCTTGGCCCCTACCAGTCCGTGTACGCCAGCCACGTCAATGATGGCAACGCACATCGGATTGAGTTCCACGTCACGCAGCATCTCCATGTCACGGACGCAGTAATACGAATCTAGTCCTGATCCGATGACGACGAGGAAGACTGGCCAGAGTCTTTTGAATCTGTTGAGCATGAGACTTTCTCCACGGTTATCACAACCCTCGGATCGGTCTTGCTGACGTTGAACTCAACAGGCAGGTAGGTAATCTTGTTGTCGTCGCTGAGTATTCCGGCATCGACAAGACCGTCGATGGCTGATTTGAGACTTCACAACCCATTGTCGGGATCGCGACGACGCTTGTCCTTGTGGAAGAACTCTATGCGTACCATGGCAGCAAGCCAAGGTTCCGGTGGGGCCTGCATCCGTCCCATCTCTCCGGACAGACCTCGATACCCACGAACGGCGTTAGCCTTCGCCATGTAGTGTACTCTTGCGTTCGGAGAACATTCCCCCGGCGGCAACGGCAGAACTAACTGAACACTATCCACGCATCCTCCCTCGGAATCCTGTCGTCGGGACACCCATTATACCACGGTTTGCTAATCTGGTGTACCCTGGTGCAGACCAAGGTGGTGCTGGAACTCCTCGTTGTCCAGTGCATTCTTCGCCCAGTCTAGGTAGGACGCCGGGAGATCCTTGATCTTTATGCCCCGGTAACTTCCGAACCTCATGACGTAGTCCGACCCAGTCTGGTTCTTGATCTTGCTGATGATCGCACCAGCCTGTGCCTTGCTGCACTGCATGGCAAGAATACGATCCACTCCCAAGTCGATCATGTAAGACACCTGCCTGTCGCTTGCTCCTCCAACCAACTGGCCCATGTGCCTGATCGCCTTGGACTGGTCACCGAACGGATCTACCCAGTCCTGAGAATACTTGGCTGTTGCCCTGATCCTCATTCGCCTAGCACGTTCTGCCAGCTTCGCGTCAGCTATCTTCTTGAGACGCTCCCTTGCCTCCTCTAGGGACTCCGCTGTCTTCGCAGGCTTCTTGCTTCTCCGCACCGTCTTGACCGCCTCAGCGATCTCCTCGTCGCTGTAGCCAGACCCGAGTACGTTTGCTGACGATATGAGCTTGTGCCTGCCGGAGTTTCCCACGAAGTCAAGGACCGTAACGTGCGGCTTGTCGCTGTCGGCAATCGCCCTTACCCTGTCGCCGGCACGGGGTATGGAATCCACAACCCCTGGCAGGGTGCGCGTCCCCCTGCCGATGCACTGGCAATAAAGTGCCAGAGATTTCGTGGGCCGGGCCATGGCAATGACAGAGCAACGAGGTGCATCGAACCCTTCGGTGAACACCCCAACCCCCACGAGCATCTGCAACCTGCCGTGTTGGAAGTCTCGCACGGCTCGCTTGCGATCATCCTCGCGAGTCTCGGACAGTATGCACTGAGCCGTCACCCCATCGTGTCGGTTCAGCACATCGGTAAGCCTCCGTGCATGGTTCTTGTTGACGGCAAACACCAGTGTTGGCCTGCCGTTAGCCTCCTTCACGGTGGGGTCAGCGATTGCATGAAGCATCTTCTCATGCTTCTGTAGCAGTTGCAGTTCGCCAGCACCCATACCCATAGCGGCAGCCAGATCCTTCTCGTTGAAGTCGCCAGCCTTGGTGCGAACCTTGGTGAAGTCTAGAGACTCGATGACAACATAACGCTGCTCGATGTCTACCAGCCACCCCTCCTGAATCCCACGCTGTATGTCCATCTGGTAGGCAACGGTTTCAAACGTAGACTTCAGCCCACGCTTGTCGTGCCTGTTAGGCGTGGCTGTTACCCCGAGGACTTTGGTCGGACAACCCTGCTTGAAGTATTCGATAACGTTCTGGTAGCTCCTGCTTGGAGCATGGTGTGCCTCGTCGACGATGATGCAGTCGAACTCGGATGGATCGAACCTCTCCCGCCTAGCCTTGCGAGTGAGTGTCTGCACCGATCCTATGACGGCGTTGCTCTTGACCATCAGTCCATGGCGGTTGGCTCTCCTGTCCCCCATCTCCACACTGGGGACTGCGCCTGTGTGCAACCCTGTCTTGTCCCTAGCCTGGTCCACCAGTTCCTTACGGTGTGCCAAGATGAGGACTCGCCCAGCCCCCTGCTCCCACCTACGGACGACCTCTGAAAAGATCACCGTTTTTCCCAACCCCGTCGCCATCACTAGCAGGGTACTGGGTGAGCGAGTCCACTCGTCAAAGATAGCATCCACAGCATCAAGCTGGTACGGGCGTAACCGGAAGGCTCCAGATACGGACGGCTCCTCATAACCAGCAGGATCAAACAGTCCTAGTTGAGACACTCCCTGTCCTCGTCACTCAGTCGATTGTAGGTCCCTCTAACAATCCAGCCACATCCGTTACACAATCCGCATGCTGGAACACAAGAGTCTTTGCCGACAGCCTTCGGGCACTCGGTGTGATACATTCCGTGTGTGATTTCTTCCTTGGCCTGCTTCATAGCCCGCTCGAACTCCGACAGGTCTACGCACTCACCACCCGGCTTGCCTGCCAAGTCTCTCACCTCAGACATGAGGCTACCAATGTTGAACACAACCCTTCTCAGGCTGGCCACAGAAGCCTGAGTCTCAACCAGGTGGTCTGGCACGGGACGACCAAGCTCATCCACCGCGCCCTTCACAGGCTTCTTCTTCTTGGCCGGAGCCTTGAGATGACTCTTTACAGCCTTGGACACAGCAGACTGGGTCAGCTTCTTAGTACCACCGGGAGCATCAGGAGCGTTGTTGACAACCTCTGCCCACACGGTGTCCCTCTTGTTGGCTGGTACCTTCAGCAGTTCCCTCATCTGCCACTCGTTCTGTGGCATGGGTAGGCCGGGAGCCTTACTCAGCTTGGAGTAAGCATCTGCTGCCGCCATCAACTGGTTGGCCCGCCTCCTCTCCATGCCCCACTGCTGCTTGAGAAACGCCCCCATGGTCTTGCAGGAAGCAGCCTCGTACAGCTTCTTGGTACTGATCTCGGTAAGGATCTCTCCACACCGTATGAACCCATTCATAACAGCGTCTGAGACCTTGACGTACTCATCCACCAGTGACTTTAGTTCTGCCTGCCTGCCTGTTGATACTGCGGTGTCTTCCATCATCGAATCCTCAGATGAGTGTTCCGCCTGACCTCCACGCCTGGAACCTCGATGCCCTCTTTCTCGGCATCAAGAACCTTACGCTTGTCCAGCACGGGATCAGGTGTGTTGTAATACTCTTTCGGTATGTCCTTGGGTGTAATGATCTCCACGCTTGGAGGCCCCTTGGCAACCCTGACATCAAAGACGCCAGCCATCGTGTGGTCAATGCCAAGGCGAGTCATGGTGTCGTAGACGTAGTTCTTCAGCCAGTCTGCCTTGCGTTTGGACGAGCCGGCCAGACTCCTCAGCCTGTCAGCCTCCTCCTTGCAACGCCTGCTGTCTGCCGTGTACTCAGCATGTATCTTCAGGCAGCCTTCAATCTTCACCTTGATGTCAGCCTGTATCGTCTCAAGGTGGGTGGCAATCTCCTGTGGATCGTCGCCATCCTCCAGGTTGTTCAGCTTATCAAGGACATCCTCGAAAGCCTCTGCCAGCTCGTACAGTTTCGTCATGTCTGGTTAGCCCCCGGTCCATCGGTTGGATACCCGTAGTGGTCGTACCGTCCGTAACTGCCGCTGTTCCAGTATGGCACTCGTGGGTTCGGAGTCTGGTCAGGCCCCTTGTACTTGGGGTTGTTCGTATCCACCTCGTCTTCTTCCTGTTCTTCAGGCTCTATTCGTTCTTCGGACACAGGCTCACCTTCTTTCTCTGTTCGTGCGCCACGCTATCAATGATGAGAAGGCAGTGCATGCACGTCACTCTTGCGATATCTGATATTTTTCTAGGACTAGGAGACGTGTGTTTTCTTTTCAGCACTGGCTCTCCGGTTGAGTACCGTCGCACCTCTCCAGTTTCCTTGTCGATCTGTTCATCCATGAACATACTATCACGATGGTCTTCATACTCTTTGCGGTAGATCGGGCACTGGAACGCTGATGTTGCGTATGAACCGTAGTGAACATCCCTAGCCATAAACGCAGTTCTCCTAGCCCGCAATGTACTGCTTCGCTTCATCCAGCATGTTGTCATAGTGTATTCCGTTGCTGTGTCGACGTATCAGCTCTACCACTACGACCTCGGCACAGTCACGACGTGCATCGTCAACCGTGGACACTGTTCCGTTGCTTGCCCAGAAGACCACCTCGTTGGCAGACTGCGAGTCCGTGCATCCGATGTCATGCTGGAGTATGATCTCAAGCTGCTTGACCCACTCCTCCGGGGTGGCAGTGCCTTCGTTGTCGTACTCCTGCACGGCAGTCAAGAACTCACCGACTTCACCCTCGCCCTCCTCCTCCTCCTGCTGCTCCCCTTCAGGCACAGCCCAGGATGGTAGCTTCGGAGGCTTCCACCAGAACCATACGTCTCCGGTCTGTGCCCCAGAGTTCTTAGCCTTTGCCCGGAACCATCCATCCCCAGGCTTATGACCAGTGCGGCACTCAGCAAAGTTAGCATCAAGGTTGTAGAGATACCTTCCGATACCCCACAAGACAGCCGCACGCTTCATTGCGTCCGACAGTCCACCCTTCACTGACTCAAACTCAGTGTTCTCCGCACCGTCCCACTTGGTTACCCACTCATCCCCCACTCGGAGAGAGAGGCCACAGAGCACACCGCCCTGTGGCCCCCGACGAAAGCGGTTGTACCAGTTCTCTGGCCCCACGATGGTATCCAGTCTGGTCTGAATGGCACGGTTGGTGATGTACGCCAGGCACATTGCCCATGGCTCACCATCCTTGGCACCACTTCTGCCGATACGCCATCCAATGTCACTCTCAGGGAACGGATCCCTCAGTGCCCCATAGACATCAACCACTTCAGTCATCGCTACCCCACTCGTTGCTCATCATGTTGCAGTTTGGCAGCGACCTCTCCTCGCAGGATCTCAACGTCACGCGGAGCATCAATGCCCAGCTTGGCCTTGCCATCCCATGCACGGATCAAGGTCACAGTAGAAACTCGACCATCCTTGTCAGTCAGCAGAACCCTGCCTTCGTCACGCACCGTTAGAACCAGCATTGTCATCCTCCGTGATAGCAGTGCTGTTTGAAAACTTGGCCACCCGACGCATCAGTGCGTGGGCGGTACGCATGTCACCACCGATGCGTTCGTAGGTCTCTATCGCAGCCTGTGCTGCCGCAACACCACCCATCTCACGCACATACGTCGCTGTTTTCTGTAGCTTCCCCAGTGCGGTGTTCAGATTTACCACACCACTCTGCTTCTTCTTCTCACGCTTCTTCTTGAATGCGGCTCTCAGCTTACGAGAGTGTTCTTTTCTCCGTGCCTCTGTCCATGCCATAACAGTGTGCCTCCAAAACAAGTGGCGCGGCGATTCAACGCCGCAGAATTTCCATGCCGTCCACCAGTTTTAGACGCCGCCCCGCCGCACGTCAAGACCGTGGGTCTATAAAAATTCCAAATTGAAAAAAAAAATTTCAATCTAGAAGGTCAGCGGGCCTGGTCGAAATCGCCGTCGCAATTCGCTGCAACGCCGGGATGCTGGGCCAACGCTCTCCCCGCTCGTACTTATACCATGAGTCACCGTGGAGGCTGGCCAGTTCAGCAGCCTCTACAACAGTAAGCCCACTACGCATTCTGTACGAACGTAGCTTCTTACCAAACCGCTTCTGACTTTCAGTACGTTCCCTAGGCATTAGACAAGTTGTATAATCCCAACGTTGAAAAGTCAAACCTAGAAACGACACAACCCCGGCTGGCTAAACCGGGGTTGTGTCCATCGTGGGGCACACAACTCACACGATGGCATGGCTCGTAGCACAGCGTGTGCTAGTAACCCTTGGACTTCTTCTTGCTGTTCTTCTTCTTGCCCATGGCGGAGCTGCCCTGAACGTTTTTCACGGCTTTACCAAACTGAGGCTTGGATGCACTGGACTCTGAGTACCCGCCGCTCTTTTTCTTCTTGGCCATGTCGCCACCTCTTAGACTTAGTAGAGTTGTGCTCGTCGAGCTTCCTCGGCCCGCTCTCTCGCTCTCTTGGCAAGCATAGACTTCAGGCTCATCAGAAGTTCTGCCTGCTCCCTCTGCTCAGGACTCATTGTAGCAATCAGCTCCTTCGGCAGGTAGACATTCCGGAATGTTTTGCCGCCAGGAATCTCCATGATAGCTGATTCAGCAGCCTCACGCAGCAAGGCTTCCTGTGTTCGAGGGGGCAGGTCGCTCACACGGAACCCTGTGCCCAGGTTCGCAGCGGTTCCGAGCAGACCCTTCCGTGGATCCGTCAGTGTCCTGCCAGAGGTCAGGAACCTGGAGAATGGACTGTTCAGCATCGCGTGCTCGAACGTCTGGCTGATGAACGGGTCCACGTCTCTGGTCGTCTGACCAGTCAGCAAGTCGCTGACATTGGCCATGGTCCTGCCTATCACTGGATCAAGATCCTCCAGCGGTCGCCCACCCATCGGACCCTTCTGGAAGAACGTCTGCCCTGTCGCAGTCTCACCAAGGAACTTGGCCATAGGATTGAGACGAGACAACCCCTCCATCAACGGCGTACTCAGCATCTCACTGCCCTTGGTGGGCATGAAGGTGAACGGGTCCATGGACATCAGGTCCAGCGTAGTCAGGTACCTCGGGTCTCCTTCAGGACCCTGCATAAACTCTGGCAGTTCAACAGCCATGGACTGTTGCAGGTACTCTGGCAAGGGTCGCGTCTGGTCACCCTTCATGTGCCGGGTGCCACGCATAATCTTGGACAGTCTTCCGCCAGGACGTTCCGCCAGCTCCCTGACAACGAAAGGAAGCTGCCTGCTGGAGAACTTCCAGAACGGGAACATTCTCTGGGCAACTTTCCTCTCGAAACTCGTGAACGCCTTGGCTGAGTAGTCCACCTGCGCTGCGTTGATACGCTTCATCGCCTCGGCTGGATCCACCCCACGCCTCAACTGCTCAATGAATGGAGTCAGGCGGTTGAGGTCCTCTACATACTGACCAAGCATTTCGCCTGCCGCTGATGGACCATACCCTGACACTGGCCGGCCACTGACACCACGCTGCTCTGTTAGCATGGACCGAACATTCAGGGGACCAGAGGCTTCCGGAACCCTTTTGCCCATACCAAACCACGTCGAAATCATTTCGGGAATCGTCGCCGGTTTGTCTGAGCCGCCAAGACCTCCGACATATCTGCCGCCAACAGCTTCCGTCAACGCCTCTCCGGTCACGTCGTCAACAGCAGACACTGCACCTGCACGCTCGAACGCCTCGCCCATCTGACGCTGCGGCGAATGCACAAAGTACAACTCCCGCAGGTAATCCGTCGCAACAGCGTCGTCCAAAGCCCTGGCGTCCACACCCCTTCTCGCCCTGTCGGCGTGCATCCTCTTTATGAATGGCAGGTCCGACGCCCCATTCATAGTCTCGCCCTTCGCCACGCGCCTGGCCTGACGTAACGCTCCGGGCAAACGGACAAGGTCAATGTCCCCGGACACATAGTTCCGGATCTGACCAGAGATAAGGTTGCGAGTGTGAAATGCCAACCATGGTGCTGTCAGCATTCCCTTTATCATGTTGGTTGCCGTGTCCACCGCCTTGGCAATGTCCGACACAACCTCGGGACTTCGGAACGACTGGTGAAACCTGGTCAGATCCGCCGCCATGTCAGCCGGTATGTGCATCTTGGAGATTTCCCGGATGACATCGACCATCTCATCCGGATCATCAACGTGCCTGCCCATCAGCTTGGCAATCTTCTGGTAAACCTCCGCCCCTTCCCCGGTCTCCTTGACGAACTTGGACGACTTCAGCTTCAGCTCACGCACTAGCTGGGATACCGTCTTGCTTCCCTCGCTGGCAACCGGGGTGGCCTTGGATGCCAGCGTTCTGACAGCAGCCTTGGTGCTTTCAATGTAGTCGGTGAACGTTGAGACACGTCGTTGCAATGCACTTACAGGGTCGACGTAAACCCCAGCCTGCAAGAGATTGGGGTCGTCCGTACCCATCGTCCTCATCCACTGAGCCAGGGCCTCCCACCTGTTGGCCTGTGTTTCGCCTGCTGCCACGTCAACAATTCTCGCCCCGGTGGTGGGGTCCGTGGCATACGAGACCACCTTGGTGTCCTCGAACATCTCGTCGGCCATGTGGCCCCAGCGGTTTCCGATATGAGCAGCCGCGCCGTCGATATCTCCTGCTTCAAGAAGACGCGACAATTCAGGATCTTGCGTCATCTCCCTGATCGCGCCGGTTCCTGACTCCGAAAATCCCCTGGTGAAAGGAGTACGACCCTGTAGGTGAGGATCAACTGCGTACAGCGGACCACGGGACCCGGCTCTCTCCGCGCCCTCCCGTGCCACCAGCCGAGGGAAATACATCTCGGGAGAAATGAACTCCTCCGGGATTTCATCAAGAGTCCTCTGCGCCCTCCTGATGGCCTCGGCCTTTTCCATCGCCTCAATGCTGTCCCATGGCAGCAACCCTTCTCTTGTGCCCGGAGGACGGATCTCACCCGGCATGTCTAACGCCGCCTCCATCGCCTCCTCAGCCTCTTTTCTCCGGGCTGCGTGCCGAGCGTACTCCGCCCCATAAAGCTCCATGAAGTTTGCGCCCCACTCGTCAGCCTCTCCCTTCATTGCGCCGAGATATTGCCGGACGCTTTTCACCATCTCAAACGTTTCCGAGCCGATACCGCGACTGAGCAGATCCTCCTCCGGCAGTTCCATCAGTCGATAGGTGGCAGTCACGACATCCGGGTGCGACATCAACGCCCTGTCCGTGTCGCGCTTGAGTGACTTCAGCGCATCCTTGTCAAACCCCTTGGTCACCAGCGACCCGGTGTCTGGATCTGTGTATCTCACCCACGCCTGACCCGTGTCCTCAATCTTCAAAACCTTGGCGTTGGCTGGAAGATCAGCACCCCTAACCCAGTCGCCTTCTATGGGTATGCCATCCTCTAACCCCGCCCTGATCTCGTGGAGAGGACGCTCAAAGTCGTGGACTTTCTCCAGGTCCTCCAGGTTTCTGGCAAGGACAGTCTCCATTTCGCTCCCGGCTTCCCTGCCGAGTGCCTCAGCCTGCACTTTCTTTTTGTAGAGTTCAGGAGCCAGGTCTCTCTGGAAGGCTTCCGTCGTTGTGTCCATTACTCCCGGACGGAACAGCTTGTTCAAGGTCCGGCCAACTGTATTGCCGTATTTCAGCTTGTTTCCCAGAGAGTCCAGAAACACGTCAGCCTTCTTCCCCGTGAACGGGATGGAAGGCGCACTCATATGGAACCCAGGCATGCCCGGAAGGTTCCACTTGGCAAAACTACCGACCGGAGAATTTTCAATGTCTGCTAGTGTTTGCCCCATCCCCGTGGCCGCATCCGCCCATTGCCTGCGCTGATTGCCAAGAGCGGCAATCTTCGTGAGGTCGTCACCCGCCTCCCACGCCTCGTCTGAATATGAAATCATATCCATCGGCGTCACAGAACTGCGTGCCTCACGCACTCCGACACGGGCGACGTCATCGAAATTTTTGCCGGTTGCTGCTGCCAGCTTCCTGGTGGCAATCTTTGACACGTCATCCCACTTGCCAAGTGCCTGCGCCACCCTGCCTGCCTTGGTTGCTGCACTGGCACCAAAGCTAAGATAAGTCAACGGGTCCAGCAGGACCTCTGCCGCGAACCCTGCCAGGCCCGGAGTCCACCCGGACTCATCTCTCTCGAACCCGAACAGCTCCTGCCCAGAGGTTCTCCCCTCCTGGCTAGTCCAGTTCCATGGCAAGAGCTGGTCAAAGGGATTCTCAAGAGCAAGAACGTCACGAACCATGGACCCCGGAATGTCCAGTATGTTCGCTGCACCCGTCAGCCCACTGATGCCACGCTGCACCAGTGACCTGTTGATCTCCTCCTCCTCCCAAGGAGTGAGTTCACGGTTCACATGGCGGCCTGCTCTACCAAACGTTGGGAGCGTTGGGAGTGTGGGAAATGGCATTGCTACATCATGTGGTCAACTAAGGCCCAGTATATACCCACTCAGGGTCATCGGCAGAAATTCCGGCTCTTGCTGCCTTAGACGGAGGAACCCAATGTGCGCCTGGTCTTCTTCTCTTTCGGTAGTCTTCAAAACCTCCGGATGGTCTATTTTCTTCTCGACTTCCGACATGCCAATCATCTGTATTTTCGGACCCCTTCGGGGCTTCCATTCTGTAGAACTCTTTTAGTTCTTCTATGCTGTATCCGGAATACTGGGACGCTGCCCATTCGGCGAAGGTTGTTGCGTCGGCAAAGATTCCGCCCTTCCACCTGTCACTGTATAAATCTTTCAGCAGGTCCTGCTCGTCTTTAGGTTTCTTTCTCAACTTTCCTACCAACGATTGACGCAATGCTAATGCCTCTCTCTCGGGCTGTGGCATTGCAGGATCTGTTTCCATCACAGACATGGCTGCCTCCTGCTGTGCGTAGCCTCTGTCGTCTTCATAGCCTTCCGGCACCGCTGCGGCTGCGGGAGCGGTCGTGGCTGGTGACGTACCAGCCGGGCCGGTTCCAGGACTAAGAGTGTCTTCAAGAGGTTCTGGTGGATTTATTAACTTATCGAGCCTCTCTCTGGCGGCTGCCTTGGCGGCTGTTGATGAACCCTGAGAATCAATAATGCTCCGCTCGTTTGCTATCTTTAGATCCCTGTCTTCTTTCTCTCTTTGAGCTTTGCGTGCTTCTGCGCTCTCTGCCTTATCTTCTTTCCTAACCTGACCTCTTTCTTCTCTGTCTTCACGCCTTTCTCGATTCCTTCTGTCTATCTCTTCCTCATGTCTTCTGTCCTCTATTTCCCACCTGCGCAGTCGTTCCCTGTGTTCTCTCTCCCTCTCGGCTTGTTCCAGGTCTCCCCTTCGCCTGGCTTCAGCCTCTCTTTCCAGAGACCTCCGGTCCTCTCGCCAGAACCTGTTGCTTGCTTCTTCTCGGTCTATAGCCCTGGCACTCCGCTTATCCGCCAGATCATCTCTTTGCAGGTCAAGAGATGCCCTCTGGAATGCAGTCATGGGCTTGCCGCCAATTGAATCAGCGAGGCTTGGGTCCCTACGGAGGGCTTCAGCGTTCCATGCCTGACGTCTGGCTTCCCTGCGGTCCCTGTCCCTGAAGCCACGACCACGCGCTCTGGCTCGCTGGACTGTCAGCCGGTCACGCTGGGCTGGCGTCATTGCGTCGATCAGTGACTGCTCACCGGGGTCCACTTCCACGTCGCCTGGCCGGCCACGCTCACGCTGAACCAAAGCCTGCGTCAGTGACCGTGCGTTCCGTGACCTCCGTGCTGCCTCGCGCCCGCCTGCTCGCCTGGCATCAATCTCTGCCTGTATGCCTTCTGCCTCTCCACGCAGTGCGGCAGCTCCAGCCCTGTCCCCCTCCACAGACTCAGCGTATTCTGCCTCTGACAACAGGTCCTCAAGGCGTGCCCTCTGGGGTCCGACAACCCGTACCGCGCCTGGGTTTTCGTCACTTTCCTCGTACCTAACCCCTCTGTCCGTGACGGTTCCCGGTGTCGCAAACCCTACACGGCTTCTGTCGAACTGGCCCGTCTCGTCGGCAAACGCCACGAGGTCGTCATCGGCCACGCCTTGGGCCAACTGGCTTCTCTCTCTGGCTGTGAGCCGTCTAGGCTCTGCCTCTACTGGACCGAGGCCCAGCATCCGACCCTCTAACCCTGTCGGATCACTAGGGCTGTAGGTCCCATGTGCAATCTTGCGTTCTTCCGGGGTGCGGAGAGACGGGAGACCGAGCCGTCCAGACTCACGATTCAGAAAGTCTCTTGCCCTCGCTGGGTCCTGCTCTGCGCCCCGCTCCTCAAGAGTTCTGAGGTTCTGCTGGTGGTGGGCTTCTCTGAGCCGCATCCTCCGCGCCCTCTCCAGTTCGTCCCTTTTCTCACGGGCCTTATCAACCTCGATGCGAGCATCAATGGCGGCATTCTGCCGTTCCTGCCTCTCTAGATCCTCCTCGCCTAGGGTTCTTCTTGCCGCTGCGGCACCTTCCCCCCACTGTCCAGACAGGTCATCCACGAGCCTTTGCACGGGAGTTCTGTCATCACCGAAAACAATAGGGTCACGCTCTAAATCCCTAGCAACTGGAGGTGGTGGTGGAGGTTCAGGAGAGCGTTCTCGGGAAGGATCTGCCAAGTCTCGAACATTCTCGTGCCGCACCAAGTCTGCATTAGGAGCCAGGAGTTCAGAAAGTGATGGCCTGCGTGGTGGTCGCCTGAGTTCCTCTGTCGGCAACTCGATGCTCTGTTCCCTAACCTCCGGAGGGCGGGACGGAGGAGGCTGTGGAAGGTGTATCCTGCGCTCGACCCTCTTGGGGGGGTCCTTGGGTAGCGGGCCAGCAGGAGCTTTAGTGCTTTTCGGCTGACGTCGTCGCTCAGGCTTCTCCCTCCGGCCAGGACGCCGCCACAAGCCTTGCCGGTCCTTCAGCCAGCCTGCGCTTTTCAGCCTGCGCTTCAGCTCATCTTTCTTTTTCTCGTCCTGCTCTATAGCGAGGTCTCGGTTTACCTGCTGTTCTTCCTGCTGAAGATTAGTTTCCGCCATATCACACCACCTGTCCCAGCCACCCAAGCGATTGACCGCGTCCAGTCAGGGAAGCCTCGATGCCCTTCTGAACTGCCTGCGATCTTGCACCGCTGTAGGCTTTGGAAACATCTTGCGCCGCCCTTTGCTGCGCGCCGGCATGGGCTAACGACATCAGATTGCTAGGCTGTGACTGCAACCCTCTGCGAGCCTGCGACTCCGATATATTCCTGTTAGCCTTGGCGAAATCACCAGCAATGGAACCACGGAGACGCTGCCCCTCCTGCCTTTCAGCCGTGGGAGAAAGGTGTCGGAACAACGAATCTTCAAAGACCTCTGTGCCGGGAATCCCCGGTCTTGCCAGCCCCCCGGTGTTCGAGGCTACGCCACCGGGAGACCCTGAAAAGGGGACGCTGGCAACGTCGGGGCCTGTGGCCTGTCTGGGAACTGGTGCTGAGTCGGGTCCCACTGTGGAGGTGCAATTCCACCAGCGTTACCGAAGCCCTGGCTCTTGGAGAAGTAATCCCCCATGGAACCAAACACCGCCGGGAAGGCTTTGTCGAACCTCTGCTGGGCCAGCAGGTGGGGAGTCTGGGCAATCTCTGCCAGCACGGGAGACATCGCCGTGTTGTAGAGGTTGCCAAGGAACCCTGCCTGTGTCCCGTAGATGTTCGCTCCCGTTCCCATCATCTGGTTCAGGATCGAGGCGATGGCATTAGTCTGTGCCTGATACGCGCCAGTGTCATCACCCTCCCGCATCTCGAACTGGCCGGTGATCGGGTTGAAGCTCCAGCCACCGCCCGCTGATCCTGTCCATCCGGGGAGCATTCCGGTCATGCCCTGCATCATTCCAGGCCCCATGAACCCAGACGGCTGACCCATCTGAGTGAGAGCACCCATGGTGGGCATATGCTGGACCTGGAGAGGCGGGGCAAACTGACGTTGCACCTGCGGCGGGGCCATTGACGTGCTGCCGCCGGGGATAACTGTGGGCTGCATTGTGTGTCTCCTACTGTGCCTGTATCACCTGACCTTAACGCCATACGAGAATGGGGTAGCCCCCCCTCCGCCACGCCTATTGCCCCCACCCTGCCTAGTGGTGGGTGCTATAGGCTGACTGCTAGGATACACAACTGGAGACCCCGAAGGAACACCACTTTGCGGAGCCTGCTGCAACTTGGACGTCGCTGCCTCAGTCACCTCTTGTCCGTACTGCCCTAACTCCGGTGCCGCTCCAGGTATTGGTGCAACTGGTGGAAGACCGGGAATCACGCCAGCACCGGGAACGTTCTGTCCGGGCTGACCTGTGCCAAACCCCGGATCGAGCGGCTGCTGGGGCTGACCAACCAAATTCGAGTCTGGCAACGTAGCCCAGCCTGGCATTGTCACGCCGGGGAAACCTCCCCATTGGTCATGCGGTTGTATGCGCTGGCCCGGCTGCATTCCTCCCGGACCACCGGGGTAGGACATTCCGGGTGCTCCGCCGCCGGGGGACTGTTGTCCTGGCTGCTGCTGACCCGCAAAGCCGCCCGGCTGTGCCATCTGGCCACCACCGGGCATACCGGGCATACCGGGGTAGCCACCACCGGGGAAGCGCAGCAACGAGTCTTGTCGTATATTCCAAGGCCCCGGCCCCGTGTTCGTCAGGCTGGGCTGACTTCCTCCCCAACCCTGCTGGCCACCAGCGTCCTGCCACCCACCCCATCGCTGCTGCGACTGTCCCGACTTTAACTGTTTGAGATATTGGTCGTACCGATCTCTCTCCCTTAGACTCATCCCGCTCGTTACTCTTGCCTTATCATGTCGCTGCCACTCTCTCTCGCCACCTCTCTGTTGGCTCGCCTTAGTTCGTTCACGCCATTTTCCTTCGGGACCGTAGTCTCTCATTATCCTATAGATGTCATCGTCCGTAAATCTCGTCCACTTATTTATACTGGATCCATGCCGGTCTCTATACGCCAGCATTTCAGGACTGTGCCTGATGTTGTCAGGGATTTCGTCAAAACCAATGCCTTCGCCCCCTTGGAGCCTATCCAAGGCCACGGGTTGTGCAGTACGCCTATCCAAGGTTCTTCCGGTAATCGGATCCCGAAACGTCTGACCCTGCTGCTGCATCTGCCAGCCCTGCTGTCCACCCCACTGCTGGGTGGGAGCCTGCTGTCCACCGCCACCCCACAGGTCCATCATGCTGGGCTGAGACCCTGGCAAGCCTCTGTCGGGGAGGCCTATATCCGCAAATCCTTGTGCCGCCCAGTCCTGATGAGTCAGGCCAGCAGGTAAATGAGACTGCTGCTGCTGAAAGGCCTGCTGCTGCTGTTGCTGATGAGTCTGCTGGGGTTGCTGCTGCGCTGGGGCCGGGGCCGGGGCCGGATCTACTGCTGACGATGGTGTCTGTCGGAGGAAGTCTTCGTGTTGCTTGATCTGGGCTTCGAGTTGAGCCATTTCCCGAAAGAGTTTCATGTCTCCGGGGTTTTCTCGCGATGTCTCCTGATTGTTCCACTGTTCCTTCACTACCTTCAGACGATCCCGAAAAGACTGTAGCCTCTGGGAGTTTTCAAATCTGTTCTGCTCCTGATGACGATACCCCTCTCCAGCACCTGCTGGCTGATCAGGAAGCGGCTCTGGCTCTGGCTCTGGCTCTGGAGTTGGCTCTGGAGTTGGCTCTGGAGGCGCGCCTATGTTTTGCCTCTCGTCATAGTAGTTTTGCTTATCTTGTTTTGCTTTCTCTATTTCTTCTGGAGAAACCGAAGGATTGGGCGGTGCGCCGGGCTGGGGCTGCCTTGTGTCGGGAGTAATGCCTTGTGCATTTTTGGTCGGGTCGTAGTCCGGGTTAGGAATCATCCGACCGTTATCTATCCACCCGCCTGGACCCCTTATATATCGTGAGTTGGGAAGCGGGTTTCCATCTGCATCCTTGGCTGGGTCATAGTCCGGGTTTATGATCGGCCTGCCATGTTTATCCTTTAGCCGCCCACCCCCTATATACTGAGTGTTCTTCGGCGGCTCCCACGGTATGCCCGGCATTGGGACAGGCTGCGATGGGTCTCGACCAATCTGCGGCCCTGTCCCTGGACCGGGCATTGGGACAGGGTCGCCTGGTCGATCTTCGGTCTTGGGCTGCTGCTGCTGATGGCCGACTGGTCCTCCCATCAGTGACACTGTTGAGTTTCTTTCCGCATACCGTACCGATGGGCCTGCGGAAAACTTTTTTATGTCCTCCTCGATGTTTCCGGAAGGGTTATTTATGGTTATGGCCCCTCCACCGGAAGCACCGAACCACTTGTCCAGAGTCCCACCACGGCTTTCTACTATGCGACGAGCCTCGGCCTCTGTGGTCCCCTTGGCGAAACCGAGTAACAGTTGTCCCTTTACATATTCTTGTCCGGATTTGGTGTAGCCATATTCACCAGACTCTCGCCTTCTTTTGGCCTCAGCTTCTTGGGCTTTTCGCCCTTCTGACCCCGGTTCATAATAGACCATGTTATTTATCCCCACCCTGCTGCTGGATCTGGATCGGCCATTTCACCTGCTGCGCGTCACGATCCAAGTTTTGCTGAATCCACCCCGCCAGGGTGCTTGACCCCTGCCCGTACCCACCGGGTAGATCAGTAACGTCCGCCGTCTGCACGTTCGGCGGATCACCCCAGTGTGCGGGGTATCTACCGGCAGGCTTCTGGCCACCACCCGGTTCTGGACCCGGACCATCCATGGGACCATGTGCCGCAATGTTATCCCTGATCCAGTTGAAGATCGTCACCGGCCCATTGAACATTCCGAAGCCCGGTATGTTCGCTGTCACCGGGAAGTCTCCGTCCGGTACTGGTGGCGGAGAACCCCATGAGTCAGGCACCCCTCTGGTCTTGGGCTTGGGAGGCTCGCCTTGGTCAGGACCATCTCCCGGCTTCGGGAAGTCTGGGCCTGGCATTCCGGGTCCTGTTGTGGTCATTCCGCCGCCGGCACCCATCATCATCATCAGCAGCATCTGGATCAGAGGATTGCCACCACCGGGCATACCCGGCATACCCGGCATGCCGGGCTGAGGCTGATACCTGTTGGACAATCCGTCCAGAAAGTCCTGTAACTCCGGTGAGATACCCGGCATACCCGGCGGGCCACCGCCTATCCCCGGAAACCCACCGCCGTCTGGACCAATCGGCACTGGTTCTGGGGCCGGCTGTTGGACTGGGGGCATGTAATTATGCCCCCCGTAAAACTCCGTGCCACCAGGACCACCAATCTCTCCCACTTGCCCCTGCTGCTGTACGGGGCTGAACGACTGCTGCGGGCCACCTACCTGTGGTCCGCCCTGCGACAACTGCTGCTGGGGATTGTACTGCTGCTGCTGAATCTGCGCCTGACCCCACTGCTCCTGCTGGGGTTGGCCCCACTGCTCCTGCTGCGGCTGACCCCATTGCTCCTGCTGGGGTTGCCCCCACGGCTGCTGTTGCTCGCCAAAGTACGGCATTGTCTACTACCTGTACCAACCGTAGGCGTTGCTTCCGGGAGCTGCACCTTTGGCGACGGGACCACCAGTGCCGCTGATACGATTCGTTTGCCCGTCCTGTCCGGGATACGTTCCGGGTGGAGGAGTGATGCCTTGGCTCACCTGTGATCCGGGGGGAGCCATGGAGACAGGCTGGGCCTGCTGCTGCTGAGGCTGGTAATCACCCTGCCATGGACCGGGCATGGTGCCGGGAGGCCTAGGAACCGAGTTCGGACCCTGATTGCCAGGAGTGAGGTTGGGTGGTGCCCACTGTTGCTGGGGCTGCTGCATTCCTCCACCACCGGGATTATTGGGATAGCCCTGCGCACCGCCGGGTTCTGGCATGCGGAACGCCGGTCTTCCTTGGGCATCTGGATACTGCTCCCAGCCACCGCCAGCACCGCCGGGACCACCCTCAAATCCGGGCAGCCACGTGGAACCGGGTGGAGAAGGCTGCTGCTGCTGCATTCCTCCACCACCGGGTGTGAAGTCCATGTGCGGTCCTCCACCACCGGGATTATTGGGATAGTCCTGCGCACCGCCCATACCGCCACCCCAGCCAGGAAGCATTTGATTGAGCTGATCCTGAGCATTCTGTGGGTCGCTGCCGGAACCGGGTCCCATGCCGGGGACCCCACCGCCGCCACCATAGCCAGGGAGCAATTGATTGCCCTGATGCTGCGGAGTTTGTGGAATGGGTCCAATCGGAGACGGCATCATCGGCGGCGGAGCGACAGGGTCAGGAACCGAAGGCCCAACATTAGGAACCGTGGAAGGAGGCCATTGACCAGTAACTGGGTTGAAATCTCTGCCTGTTGGCGGCGTCAATGTTGGAGTTGGCGCACCGTGCGGACCACCTGGCGGAGCGTTGTTCCATGGTTCCTGACCCGTAGGACTGAACGGACCTGTAGAGGACGGGAATGGCTGCGTAAGGCCTGCACCAGTCTGAGTGGGATTCCACGGACCAGTTGAGCTAGGAGGGACGATGTCACCCATACCGCCAGGCATCAATGGGTCGCCTCCCATGCCGGGCATGCCGCCCATCCCACCGCCAGCGGGCATTGGATTACCCGTGCCTGATGGGCGACCTGCGTTTCCAGCCCTCGGAGCGGCCATGGACTGCTGCACTGGACCACCGATTTGTCCGCCTGGTTGAAAAGGCATCACTCATCTCCCTACACGACGTGTCGTGGCTTCTTGGGTATGGGCCGGTTGTCCTTGCCGATCTTCCTCAGAGCACCGTATTGGCTGCCGAAGTCAACAACATCATCCTGTCCGGGGTTAGGCATAGGGACTGGCTCTGTTGGAGGCTTGTCGCCACCGGGCAGACCATCGTCTGGCAACCCAATGGGAGGCTCAGGCTTAGGCTCCGGATTGTCGCCTACGACCTTTTGTCTTCGTTTTTCCCACATCTCTCTGGTGAGCATCTGTCCCGGCTTAAGGTCAGCTTGTCGAAAGTTGACCAGGTACGCCTCGTAGCTTGTGAAATGCCCCGGAAACTCGTTTTTCTCAGCAGGCGTTCCCTTCTCGAAAATTTCTGCCGGAGTCGGCGGCGGCTTCGGCTCGCCGGGTCCCGGCTTCTCAGGCGGCTGGGTTCCGTCATCGGGCTGTGGCTCCGGATGCAGGTCGCCGTCTGGATCTCCCGGTACTGGACCCGGTTTTACGGGAGGATCAATGCTCCCGTCATCTGGGGAACCAGGAGGATCCGGCATGATGACCTCGGGCCAATCGAAGCCTGTTACCTTTTCGTAACGCTCCTTCGCCCAGTCCTTATCAATTGTCCCCTGATTCACACCCTTCATCAGGTCATCGTAATACTCTTTCGCTTCTCCTCTTTGTACCTCGTCGTCTCGCCAGGGCCGACTAAGGATTTTTTCCTCAAGACGCTCACGCCCCTCGTGATACAACCTGTCCTGCCGCTCTGTAGGAGTCTCGTGCGGTCGCGGCTTCGGGGGCGGCTTCGGCTTCGGCCTTGACGGCCTGTCTGGAGGACCACCGGGTTTACCGGGTGGTTCCTGTCCGGGTGGTTCCTGTCCGGGTGGTTCCTGTCCGGGTGGTCCACCGGGTTGGCCGGGTTGTCCGGGTTGTCCGGGTTGTCCTTGATCTGGCAAACCGATAGGCGGCTCTCCCGGCTGTCCGGGTCCACCGGGTTGTCCGGGTCCACCGGGTTGTCCGGGTCCGCCCGGTTGGCCGGGTCCGCCGGGTTGGCCGGGTCCACCGGGTTGGCCACCGGGTTGGCCGGGTTGTCCCGGTCCACCGGGCTGGCCACCGGGTTGGCCGGGTCCGCCGGGCTGTCCGGGTCCTCCGGGCTGGCCCCCACCGGGCTGTCCCGGTCCACCGGGTGCTCCGCCGGGTTGGCCCCCACCGGGCTGTCCCGGTCCACCGGGTGCTCCGCCGGGTTGGCCCCCACCGGGTGCTCCGCCGCCGGGAAGACCAATGTCTGGCTGGGGAGGAGGAGGGGCTGGCATGCCACCTCCAGGTCCTGGTCCGCCTGCTCCGGGTGGCATTCCACCGGGAGGCATCCCCTGGTCTGGTGTCGTTCCGCCGGGAAATGTTGCGCCGGGCCACGGCACCGGGTAACCGCCACCCGAAACATCTCCTGGGGCCTGATATACGGGTGGCCACATGCCTGGGTATCCGCCCGGCATCGGATAGTGGCCCGGATACTGGCCGCCACCCTGTTGGCCGCCACCCTGTTGGCCGCCACCCTGTTGGTCGGGGCTGGTCGGGACTGGCGCATCAGGATTTACGCCTCCGGGGGTGGCTCCTCCATGTTGGGTGGGGTCCCAATCTGCGGTGCCGCCAGGCGAGCTGGGGTTCCACGGCGGAGCTGCTCCCGGCATGCCGGGGGCTATCGGTCCTTGACCGGGCTGCATCGGTGGTGGAGGGGGCTGTGGCATTCCCGGTATATTGGGCATGCCACCCGGCATTCCCGGCATTCCACCCGGCATTCCCGGCGGCGTCCACGGCGGTGGTGCTCCGGGCTGGCCGGGGGCGATTGGACCTTGACCGGGTCCTACTGGTCCTGGCGGCCACACAGGTGGCATTGTGCTTCCTGGGTCGGCTGGCACCCCACCGGGCTGGCTCGGGTCTGCCGGGACACTAGGGAACCCTGGGCCTGACGGTATCGGGGTGAAAGGCGGCTGGTAGTCCATGTGCGGGCCGCCACCACCGGGATTATTTGGATAGTCCTGTGGTGGCTGGCTCCAGTCCATGTGCGGGCCGCCACCACCGGGATTATTTGGATAGCCGCCCATGCCGCCCATCGGTCCTTGAGGAGACGGGGCATCGAACGGAGATGTACCGGGCTGCTGGACGGTGATGCCCCCAGGATACTGATTGGGGGCCAGATTGGACATTTGCTGAGGCGCACCCATGGACGGGATGTCGACACCGAAACCAGGATTCACAGCCGGACCCACCGGCGACGGAGCACCCATGGACGGAGCACCCATGGACGGAGCACCCATGTTCTGGGCGTTGCCGGACATCGACTGGTTGGAAATTCCGTTCTGACGAGAACGTTGCGCTTGCGGGATATACGCCATTATTCACCTCGTTTCAAGCAGCTTACCAGATGGTTCAACCCTGTTCCATACGTCCTCGATGTGCTCGGCTTCGCAGGACCAGTCGATCAAAAACCTGTACCCAGTCTCATCACTCAGCCTGCCGTATATCGCTGAGTCCGCCCACCCGTTGCAATATGACGTGTCTGCTGACAGCACCTCGTTAGACAGACACGACCGGCGGAAGATAGTACACCCGAATCCGTTTCCACCAACTCGAACAACGCCCGAACCCCTGTGCCGGCAAAGTTCCCGGCGTTTGTCCCAGTGGCAATATGCGTCAGTATACCTCTGCCGGTAAGGTGCTGCGACAGACGCAACCCGCGAGGAAAACGATTTCATCAGTCGTAACCCCACGTCCCTGGGAGGAATTACGTCGTCCTCAAGTATCCACACAAACTCGGTTGTGACGTCCCGAATCATGCGATTGTAAATTTTCCCCACCTCAAGGGTCACCTCTGCCTGCACGTCCTTCTCTCGCCTGTCCATGTCAGCCAGCCCGGCACGGCTGGCCTTTCTCTTGACGTAGCGGACATCCTGATAGTCGGACTGGTACAACCACTCCCTGATTTCTTCACCAAATGACACATCGTCACTGCCGTCATACATCAGCAGCTTGATCTGATCCTTCGGCCACGTCTGCTCCTCAAGGAACTCCCGCATTCTGGGCCATGCCCAGTCCCTGCCGGACAGCGGGATGAACAAGGTCAGGTCTTCCATCTCCAGGCTGGCAGACTTGTAGTACGGAACACTCCCGTTTCTGAGGTGTTCGTTGGATCCGTGCATACGGTAGAGGAGCATCGACTCCTGCTTGGCTACGGTCCATCCAGCACGAAGCACCTCTCTCCAGATGTACCAGTCAGCCATGGGGGCGTAGCCGATCCCCTTCTTCTCAAAGGCTTCCGTCAGCTCAAGGGCGTGCCTGCGTACAAGGGCACTGCAATGGATGTAATTGTCCCTCTCCATCATCTCACGGTTGAAAGGAGGAAACCTCTTGGTCTCGTACCTGTCTCCGATTGTGTGCAGGTCTGATGTCACAATCCCTACACGGTAGTCAGAGAACATGGGCATGCCACCGGACAGGTAGTCACGCTCCATCATGTCGTCAGCATCAACAAAGCAGACAATATCTCCCTTTGTCTGCCTGAATCCAAATGCCCTAGATAGGTACACGTCCTGGTACTCAACCCGTTCATACCTCACACCATCAAGCCGATAGTCGAGAGCCACGTCCCTGGTGTTGTCAGATGAGCTGTCGTCGACCACCAGTATATCCTGCGGCCTTTTCGTCTGAGCCAACACGCTATTGATACAGTCTTTCAGGAACCTGCCGTAGTTGTGCGACACAATCACAACCGACACCGAGCTTGCGCCAGGCACACCCTTTTTCAGCTTGCTACGAACCTTGGCCCCCAGCTTGCGTTTCTTGCGCTTCATGATGCCACCCACTCTCTGGCATCGACGTTGATGTCTATGTAGCAGACCGGACTACCACCAGTGTCCGTCACCCCTGTGCCGTTGCTGACCCACCGGATGTATATTTCGGACCCGTCGACATATGCTGTCTCCGCGTCATACGCCGGGTCCACCGACTGGGATTCGCTGACCCCTCCCGACGACGCTGTACGAGACTGGCTGTCGCCCTCAACTCCAGCGTAGGTGATACCACTGATGGTCTCATCGTCGTATCCACTGGTCCTCAACGCCGGAGGCTTGGCGACTGTGACAGTGTCACCGATGATCTCCCTTTTGACCTCAAGGTATTCGTCATGCACAGCCGTCACTTCCCCACGGTTGACGGCCCATCCGTGAAGGTTCTTGATCCACCAGACAGGGTTGCCATTGAGTGTTAACTGGTGCGACGTATCAGGGGGGTGGCTGCCTTGCAGGGTTGATGAGTCTGAGCAGTTGACCCGCGAGGACTTCTGCAAGCTGGCCAGCATCTTACCGTATCCAGCAATCGCTACGAACGTGGGCGGGTCCACCCCAACCAGTCCCGGTATCCCCGTGCCACTGTTTCCGGTGTTGTACCCACTCTTTAGATCCGCGCCCCCCTGGGTGTTCTTTTTCACACCCGGCCCGGACGGCGAACCGCTTGGGTTCTCCGTGCTGTCTGGGGTCAACGTCGTGTCGCCACCGTGTTTTCCCGAAGACGAATACTTCTGGTGGACCAGGTCCGGGTCTAAAGAGTAGTTGACCAAGGGGACCAGCTCGTTTGCCACTATGCCCTCAGACCCCATTCCCACACCCAGCGTGGACTGCTCACCATTGTCATTGATGACGGACAACCCACTGTGGTTTGTGCTACCAACGTTATTGATTCTTATGGCAGAACCGTTGGTCTTGTTATTCAGGACCAGCGGTTCATCCAGAGTGATACCATCCGACGAGGACAGTGCCGCTACCAACGCTTCGGCAAACTCCTGCACTTCCGGAGACCACTCCTTCTGCGTCAGGTTGGCCACAACCCCACTAAATAAAGACTTCAAGCTCACTGCTGTACCCCATGGACTGACACCTCAAACACCTTTTGCCTATCCGTGGAAGGGACACCCTCCACTTCAAGTCGCACATACATAGGTGCCTTTGTCCGTCCTTGGCGCACCCCATCAAAGAAGTGCTCTACAACACCTGTGCTCTCTGTTGTGTCTACTACAATGTCAAACGAACCCTTATCCGTAGCTGTACCGTCACCCTCTGACTGGGCACGGTCATACTGCATCAAGTCTGCCTCGGTGGAGTGATCCATATATCGCCTTACCGACAACCGTGATCCATCGTCAGGCTCGAAGACCAGCTCGAACCCTCTTACGTCATTGCTGTCCGTCCACACCCACCTGAGCATCCCGCTTTTCCAGGTCCAGCGTATTCCGCCGAGCTGGTATTTACTCGTGTTGTCCGGCCTGACCAGCCATGGGCGGTCAACCGTAAGCCTCTCCCCGTCAGCAGCGACAACCAATCTGGACTGTCCCTTCCCCCTTCCGTCTGTGATCTGGATGGGAGTTCCGATAACGGCTGTGCTGAACTGGGCGGAGGCATCGCTGACTGTGACCTGAGTCGCTTCGCTCACGGTGCCTGATATCTTTCCGTCCGTCGTCCCTAACCCGTCCAGGGAGCCGGTGTTTGGTGCCACCACCTGCCGGTTATCAAGACCCAGATACAACTGCCTGCTGCCGTTCAGCTCCCCCACAGTCGACGACGTCACTGGCCTGGAATACTCCTCAATCCACCAGCGTGAATGGAGGTAGTGGTAGCACAGAGCGTGTCTGGGGTATCTCACTCCAGACAGGCAGACAAACCACTTGATTGTCTGCTCGCTGGGATAGTGAGCCGCGTGGAAGTTGTCGGCATTTTTCCAGTTGATTGCCAGTTCGCCACGACCCGAGAACAGGGGTTGCAGGTCAGCAGCCAGCTCTCGTGCCTGCCTGCCGTCGTATGCGTATATCCCCTTGCGGTCCAGCAGGTAGCCATTGCCCTCCACTGTGACCCAGCACTTCTGGTTGACGCACCCTCTCCATGTCCCAAGGAACACCCTGCCGTCATCCTTGGGGCTGGTGACGTACTCCAGTCGATACACACGGTGTTCAAACAGCACAAACAGCGAGCTTGACAGGGGCATCAAGCCCGTCATGTCTCCGGCTTGAGGATCCTCTGTCAGGGTCAGGTAGTCCCCGTCCGCCTCCTCCTTGTTCCACGACTCCGGATAGTCCACCATGCTGTAAAAGATACGCAAGGCACTCTGCCCACCAGGAGCAATGGCGTAGTCGGCATAAGGCGACGTGTCACCCGTGTACTCCGATGACAACACCATGGTCTGTGCCGTGGTGTTGACCGACGAGATGGTGTAGCTCTTGGTGTTGCCAACCACGTTCGGGTACAGCACTCTGCCCTTCATGCTGGCAGTCCACCCTGTGCCTATGCCGGTGACAGTGGTGGAGTTCATCGTAAGGGAAATGCTCCCTTCCGTGTACGTCATGTCGACCGCTGCCCACAGCCTGCTGTAGTGGGAGATAAGCACCTTCTTCAGGGACGGTGGCTCACCATGGACAGACACGGCGAAGTCATTGCCGTTGTCGTCCATCAGGGTGACCTCCTCTGCGGCACCCAGATCACTGTCGGAATTGGTGGAGCTGAAGCTGGTGTCTGTAAGATCGGTGTCTGTTACGTCTATGTAAAATACGTTGACGGACCCGTCCTTTGATCTGAGGATCTGTCTCGACGTGACACGGCTGTCCGTGGGGACCTCGACGTTGCTGTAGTTGATTGTCGACGCCCCTCCCGACCACTCCCCACCACTGGTGTAGTCACCCGTGCCCTCTGAGTTGTCCAGAGTAAATGACGTCGTGCCCACCACGGTAACTGTCCACCGTCCATTCGATCCGTAGTTCCCTCTCACTCCACTAATCTTGACTGACGCACCAGTAGACAGCCCATGAGCCGCGTTCGTTGTGACCTGTATTGGGCTTTCATTGGTAGCAGCGGTAATTGAGCCACTACTTGTCGCAATGTTGTATGACGCTGACAGGGGGGACAGATTGCTGACACGACCCTCTGCATCCAGGAACCTCACATAGGCATAGATAGTGCCCATGATGGACCCTGTGCCCGATGACGACACAGTCACCGCTGTCGAGGGAGCGGGTACACCTGCATCCGCAAACGCGGAAGACAGCCCGTCCCATCTCTTGACCGGCTGGTCACCACGGGCCATGTAGATGTTTCCGTCCGCCGTCTTGGTGAACGTGGGAACTGGAACCCTGGATGTAAAGCTATCGCTCATCAACTGGTCCTCGGATTCTTCCTGAATTCAAGAACGCCTGAGTCTAGGTGTCCGACGATATGGTCTGCCTGCGGCCTCTTGTAATACTGCAACGATGTGTAAGCACCATCCTGATGTCCACCACCTACCACTCGAAAACGCTTCAGCTCCGCTCCGCTGTGAGTTCCTGCCGACCACTGGAACAGGGCGTGGTGAACACCCTCACTAAACCCTGATGCCAGCCTGCCCTCAATCTCAAACAAACCCGTCCTGTTTCCAACATCTTTTGCTGGCAGGGTCTTTCCACTGACCACGGATGCGAAGTCCCCATCATACACGGTCACCGTGGGGGCACTGTCCGGAGCGACAGCGTCACCATTGGCATCCCTGCATTGCACGGACAACGGTATCCACTCTCCCAGCTTATAGCGGCCCAAGTACATCCGGTTCTTCTTCCTCTGTGCCTAATAACGGACGAGACATCCTGAGAGAAGGTGGGATAACAGGTGCGATGTATGGCATGACCTTTCCGTACATTCCTGGTTCCAGACCGGCCACCGCTGCCCGTGTCCTTGCCCTGTGTCCTGTCGCTGTCGTGATCGGGTCCCAGATCATGTCCTCTATCATATCCGTGATCTTTTTGCCGATTGGCCTGTTGCTTGTGATATCGACGACAGTCGGCTCATGGAAGGCTCTACCGGCATACTCCTCTGGCATCATGGTCTCTCTCAATGCACCTGGATCATTGGTGACTGCCCGTCCGGTATCCGGGTCCAGCATCAGGTTGTGCATTTTCCGCCCTTTTATTTCTCCTCCTTCCATCCATGGCCCAAAATCCTTGACGTCCCATGGATCCAGGTCCTGCCTTTCTACTTGGTCCTTCCAGGCGTAGAATTCGTTGCCGTGTATTTGGTGTCTTGCTGACTCGTGTGTGTTTAAGTCGAGTTGCTGCCGTCTCACATACGCCGCCTTCTCGGCATCGTCCATCGCATTTATGATGTCCGATCCTTGCCCAGCGGTTAGAATCCCGTCTGGGATCTCCTCCAGCTTGGGGGAATGCGTGATCTGGATAGCCTCATGGCCTGGGGTTGGAGTTGCTAGCTTCCTCCTAGCGTCATGAAAATTATTCATGGCGCGGACCATCTCCTCATGGGTTGCCCCAAGAGCATCTTGAATGTCGGCCACATTTTTGGTCCAGTGCGCATCTAAAAGCGGAGCAATTATCCGCTGGTCGTCAACATTCAAATGACGCAGGACGACTTCATCCGGAGCATTCGTAGCGGGCCAGTTTTCCCGCCTAATACGCATCCTATCTCCGTGAAGTCTTGCTTCTCTCGCCGCACCCGGAGAAGGACGTATCGAGAAGTCGGATGTATGCGGGCCAGTCCAGACAGATGGCGTTGGTCCCTCCTGCGACCGCAACCAGGAAGAACGAGGGCCAAGTGACGAGCCGCGACCGGCGTAACCAGTGGGCGGCGTCAGGCCAAGAGAGGGGAATTGACCAGGAGGGATATCTTGCGCCATCCCCGGAGTGGCAGTATCAGACCTGATAACCGCATGTCGCCTGACCGGGACCATTTGCTCTACGTCCGGAATCCTCATGCTTTCTACAATCGCTGATTCAGGAATATCAGTCGAATGTATGTTCCCCCCGTGTAGAGGAGATCGGGCTACCCGAACCACTCCGCCTTGGGGTGTTTCCAAGGCCATGGCTTCAAAGCCCTCGCCAAGACGCTTGCTTCCCGGAGGTATCTCCCGCAGAAGTGCTCTCTCCACTGGATCGGACGGTGGCAGAATCCTCCTCTCATCGGTAACCCTGATGCTTCCGGCATCGTCCAGGTTTTCAATACGCTTCCTGAACGTCGTGCGGTAACGGGGTCCCAGCTTCGCGGACATCTTCGCGCCTTTCAGCGCGCCGAGTCCTCCAGCCAGCATCAGGGGGTCCAGAAGGAACTCAACCCCCATGCCGGCCAGCATTCCGGGGTCCTCAACCCCGAAATTACGGAGAACATCAGCACCCGTAGCCCTGTCCTTGGCACTGAACGGGGACGCAATCTGGTCCAGAGGGTTTTCCCACGCAAAGATATCCCTGACCATTGACCCAGGAAGGTCAAACAGGTTCATCAGCCCGAGGCCGAAGTCCTTCCAGTAGTCACTCATCGACATTAGGTCACCATAAACGTCCCGATGGACGCCCGCACTTGGCTGTCGGCGGTGTATTCGTAAATCACCGTGTAGAGCTTGTTGGTCTCGTACCCTGTGGACGACGTGGCAGCTATACTGCCTGTCCTAAAGCCTGTCTTGGAGTCCTTGTCACTGGCATCCAGAGACCCAGTGGCTATATAGGCAGAAAAACCCGGTGGGTACACCGTGTATGTAGGTGCAGACGCCGGAGTCGTAGGCACTCCAGACGAATTACGGCACTGGATAGCCACCGGAAGCGTAGCGTCCAAGTCGATAAAGCCGATGAATCCAATATCGTCCATTATTCACCCTCGAATTTCACAACGGCGTATCCGGCTCTGGACTGCAACGTCCCTACGTCCTCGCACACGGCATTGATCTGCTTGTCTGATGCACCAGGGGGAAGGTCCCTGACGTCAGTCTCTCTCTTGAGGCCCGGAAAGTCCTTGATGACGATGGTTGTTGATGGCGCGTCTGCCATTATTCTGGATCCTCCACCCTTGGCCTGAGCGTTTCTTCCGGATCCGGCCTCTCTGGAATGTAAAGTCCGGACTTTCCGTCGATGGACGGCTCTGCTGTTGGAGGAATTACCGTATCATCACCACCACCTGTGGCACTGGAGGGGCTGGACACGCTTGGGTTGGTCGTAGGCACTGACGGGTCACCACTGGGGGCATCCCTGTTCATCCCGGCAGCCCAGTATTCCCTCTCTCCAGCACCCTTGCGGGCCATCACAGGTTCAGACGCCTGCAACCACCAGTCGCTCACGTCCGGGTATATGTTACTGTCTTCCTGACTGTAGAAGCGGTATGGTGCGCGCCGGTGCTCCCGTGGCAGCACCGGGACCTCGGGGGGTGAAGCCCAGTCGGTGACGTCCGGAACAGACAAAAACTTGTCGTTGAGGAATCCGGGCCACGAGTAGTTGTGCTGCACAAACACAGGGTTGGTGCGATCCGGCGTGTGGTGCCTCCTGTGCAGGGACTCCAGAGAACCAGTAGACAGCCAGTCCAGCTCGTAACCAACCTGTTCGTCAAACGGGTATGTCGTCCCGGACCCACCGTTATACAGGGACTCCACCTCTCCGTCAGACAGATATCTGTGCCAGATTCCTAACTCGTCAATCATCCCCTCGTAAAATGGGCCGCTATCGTTTCCTGCACCAAGACGGAAAGGATGCGCCGTATCAGTACCTGTGATATAGTTCTCGCCCAGCATAATGTGTTGGTGTGCGGGGACTGACCCATCCATGTATGGGGCAAACCACTGGGGCGTAATGTGATTGCAGGTTGACCATGGCCCAATTGACATTCGGCAGTGCGCTCTGTAACCGGACCAGGGCAAGCTCTGATTAAAACTAATGCACACAAAAGTCCAATAAGGGTCCCCTGTGCATTGGTAGCCCCACGGAATCCAACCTGTTTTTAATGTGAATGGTTGGTTTGCCCAAACAAACTGATACCGTATCTCGTATTCTGCTGACGTAAGCTCAGGTCGCCCCGCCCTGACATACTGGGAAATCGTATACTCGTTGTTGGCTGTAGCCCCGATAGCCGCGTCGCTGCGTTTCGATATGAGAGGCGTGTACCCTACGTCCCCGGACTTGGCCCAGAACGCTATTGTCCACTTGTCGACCCCTCCCAGAGACAGGTCTGCGTGGTCATTGACCTTCAAAAACTCGCTAGTAGAAGCGGAGAATTTTGCTGCTCTCCCCACCTTCCCGTTGCCATAGGTGACCGTGTTGTTGTCTGCCAGGCTGTGCCCAGCCACCTTGTCAACACGCGCACCACTAAGCTCTTCGAGCTTCCAGTAGGCTTTGAGTTCAGTCAGCAATGACATCAGTTAGCTCCCAGGTGTCCAGATCACTGACGCGGACACCTCGGTCCCGTTGCTGGAACCTTCCATGATCTCAAGCTGTCGTTCCATCGGCACACACTCAGCGCAGGACGGGCCACAGACCGGGCCGTTACAACGCGAACAGAACCCGCGCAGCTTTCCGCTGCCGGGCTGCACCTGCCAGTGGCATCCGCAGTGGACGCACTGAAGCGTGTCGGCTTCTATGACCCCATCAGGCCCCGAGAGGATAGACGTTCCCTTTGGGCGGAGGGCTGTCCACTTCTTGTCGGACATCCTTACTCCTCATGGAACATCACCACTTCGTAGGCTGTGGTCCCCGTGCTGACGGACGATGTCTTGCAACCCAATCCGTTGTTAGCCGTTGCCGGAGCAATCAGCTCGCCACCGGGAGCAGCAACCCAGCGAAACGTATTACGCTGGTTCATGGAAATCTGGAGCAAAACCGCGTTTGCCGTGTAGGTAGGCTCGCTGGAGTGGGCCACCCCGTAATCCGCCAGGGACGCAGGGTCACCTGGATCCAGAGCGACCGGAGTGTACCCGCTGCCTTCGGTCCCGACTGCCGTTGTCCGCTGAACATGCCACTTAACGGCGGCGTCTGCCGGGGTGGCCACGCTACCGATAACAAGATCGTACAACGCCGGACGAATCGTCGCCGCTGAGATCAGGTTGAGCGCGGTTTTGTTTGCGCCGCTCGCGGCACTGCCGATACCCGTGTACCGTCTACCCATCGTATTGTCTCCTACGAATTCGGTGTAACTGTCGCAAAGTCCCGCAGGTGGTGGACGGGATAATTGATTGAGTCATCCTGACCACTGAAGTCCCTGTTGTCCGCCTGCATAGCCAGGCGCAACGCTCCGGCGTAGATGCCCTGTTTCATGGACACGTCGTCGGACTTGGTCAGGATCGACAGACGTGCCTCGCAAAGGGCTAGGAACGCTTCAAACATTGCGCCCTGCTCGATATCCAGAGGATCAGAGATCCTGTACTTGACGTTCGTGTGTCCATCATCCAGAACCTGGTCCAACGTTATCGACGTTGCACTGTCCACCGAGGTCACAACCCTTTCTTCCTGGTATGGGTTCAGACCATCAATGCCGTCTGGGTAGTCTTCCAGTGTCCCTAGGCGGACAATGGAACCCACCATGCTCTGGGTCCATGTCGTGCCTTTGCCCGTTAGTGTCGCAACCCCGGCAGTTCCGGTGACTGTCCCTGTCTTGTAATCTGTGATCCGGACGGGATGCGGAGTCCTCTGGTACACAAAGTCAAAGCTGTTGGCACTGGAAGGAGGAGGATAAAAGAACACCGCCATGGCCCCAAGGTAGTCAGGGTCAGCCATGTAGGTGTAAATCCTAGGGTCGTTGGAGGCCTCCTTGCTCTCGTGGTGCTTCAGCCACTCTCCGGGAGCGACGTATGTGGGCCACGACCAGTTCTTGTCAGCGTTCCTGAGCTGGTTGGCCGACTGGAAGTCCAGAGGTAACGTGTACGAATCCCTGGCAATGGTGTATGACGACGCCGTCGTGATGTCTTCACCGGGGTTGTTGTTTATGCTCAATGTGACCACGGTGTCACTGATACGCTTGGACACTGCGTAGTCGATCCCGCTGATTCTGATGATACCTCTGGCTGCCCACGATGGGAACGTTCCAGAAGCCAGAGTCACCTCTCGCTCGTTGCTGCCTCCGGCGTGATCGTAGGTCACTGTCCCCGTGTCATAGGCTGCCACGGTCGTCACGCGACCACGCTTGTAGTAGTACGACCAGTTGGTGGCTGTAGACAGGTTCCGGTAGGCGGACAGAATGGAACGCTTGGCCATACGGACGTTCCTCCCCTCACTCGTCCCACCCATGTGGTCAAGCAAGTGGTCGATAACGTCAGAGAATGTCCAAACTACTTGTGTTGCCATATTATTCGTACAAGAAATAGCTCAGGTGGCCGCCCACTGCATTACTGCCGCCGTTGGTGACAACCAGGGACTCGCCAGCCAGCGTCTCGAAATGCCCATCGGGGGACCAGTCAGCAGACATCCCGCTGCTGTCGTTCTCGATCCGCATCGTCCCGGTCAGATCCGTGTATGTGGAATCATTGTCAAAACTTTTGAATATGAATGTTGTGTTTCCAGCCGAGCACCCATAATACGAAACCACGCACACCTTCTTGCCGGCTGCAATCTCGGCAGCCGTGAGCGTAACGAGTGCCGTGGTTGCCGAACCGGCTGCATCTATCTTTGCGTACTTGACGTCCTGACGACCAAGGTCTCTCAATCCTACTGGCATCAGTATCTCCTCTGGATATTCTTCATTTGACCAGGCAACTGGCCAATGGGAGGTCTATTGAACTCTCTGAGATTCTTATGCAACCTCTGGGCCATGGACTGTTCGCGTAGCTGGCGGAATAAACGGTTCATCATCTCGGTGTGTATCAGGCTCCTTCTCTGCAAACCAGCCGGTACAGATTGCATAGGCTGCTGCTGCAAACCAGGCGGCCTGATACCAGGATGATTACCAGCAAACTCTCCACCATGTACTACGGCGGACAACCTTGAAGGTATCTGTGGAGAGAGTTGTGGCTGAAACACTATTTTCCACCATGCTTGTCCGTCACGTCATCCCTCAAGTCCCTCATGTTCATGCGGGACTTATCAGGGTTTTTCTTGATCTCCTGCTGCATCTTTCTCAAGGTCAAGTCTTTGCCCAGCTTCTCTCGCTTCTCACGCGGGTCCGTCTCCGGCTGCCTGTGCTTGACATTCACAGCACCAGAACATTCCCAACCCCTCTTTTCGCAGAGCCGCTGGATCTGACCCCTGCCTCCGCTTGGAGATATAAACGCCTCTGGGTCCCCTGGATACTTTGCAAGGCCACCGATATACACGTCGTTGTAATTCGGCGTGTAGCCTTTTGCACGGGCATTCTCCACCAGCTTGTCCAATGCCCGCTCATCCCCCTCGAACTGCTTGGCAAGGGTCCCCTGACCCTCGAAGAATTCCCTGTCCGTCATGGACCGGGGACCCTCACGAAACGCCATCATCTCAGCCATCCGATGGCTGTTGCCATTATCCCGCAGCCACTCGTAATCCGACTGGATTCCTTCGTTGCTGCTAACTGTCGGGTATTCCATGCCTGTCCCTATTTCAAGTTTTTCTACTACGCGAACGGCGTGGCCGCAGTTCCAACACCAGCAAGGGTTCCAGAAACCACCAGCATGTTTGCGGCGGCAATCTCTACCCGGACATATCCACCCTGAACCCACCCCTTGGTGGCACCAGTAGCGGCCAGCTTGTAATGGCTCGACTGGTTGGGCAGAAACACCGACTTGGTTGCTGCCGTGGCGGTGGCGTCCTGCGCGATGACGACGTGTCCGTAGTAGAGATCGGCTGCACGACTGCCGTCGATGCTGAACCCTGCTGACGATGCTGTTGTCTTGATGAGAAAGTCGCAGTACCAGCCCACGTTGGTTGCGTTGGCCTCGGGCAACGTCACAACTATGCCGTCATTCTTGTCGAGCACGACGAGAGAACCGCTCTGGGCGGCAGTCAGCGTCTTGGTGGCGTCTGTGACCGTGATGATAGGACGATGGGGGACCTTGCTTCCATCAAGAAGATCACGCACCTCGTCGTTTGTCGTGTTGTCAGCGAGCGCAACCTGCAACTGGTTGAGCGACTTTGAACTGAGAGTAGTGGTCATGGGGACCTCCGTGCGTACCTGACAGTTATCTGTTGACTATACCCTTTCGCCCACCTATGGCGAAAGATCACTATTTTTCGTCCTTGTCTTTCTTATCCTTGCCATTCGACTTGGCCGCCTCCTTCTTGAGGCGGGAGCGTTCTCTCTGCTCTGCCTGCTTGATCAGTAGCTTCTGGGCGGCCTCACGCTTCCGGATACGCTGCTCCGTCTGGTGGACGTCAGCCTTCTGCCCCAGGTCCTGCTGGTGCTCTGTCTGGCTGAACATGATCTCCTGTAGCTGCTTCGCCCGGTCAGCCATAAAGCTCTGCTGCTCCTGCTGGGCATCTCGCACAGCCTTGGCCTGATCCATTTGCTGCCCCATCGCGGCTGCCTGCATGGCCTGCTGTGTCTTTGCAGCATCCAGTTGCATAGCCTGCTGTCCCTGTGCAGCACCAAGCTGCATGTCAGACTGGGCTTTCATCATCTCAAGCTGCATCATCTGCTGCTTGAGCTGCGCTTCCATGGCAGCCATTTGCTGCTGCTGCTGCATCTTCATCATTTCGGCCTGGGTCTTGACCTGCATGCCCTGCATCTTCATGGCCTCAGTTCGCACCTTCTGCTGCGACTCCTGAGCCTCCATCTGCATCTTCTGCATTTCCATCTGCTGCTGCTGCTGCTGGGCCTCCTGCTGGGCCTGCTGGGCCTGCTGGTTCTGCTGCTGCTGCTGTTGCTGGAATTCAGGCTGGAATTGCAGCGGCAGACGCTTGTCAAGCTGCAACTTGGTGACATCCATGTCGATGGCTTGACCCCACATCTGGATCAGGGCGTTGAGCGGGTTCGTGTCGGTAGTTGCATCGGCGTGCTTGGAAAGCTCTGGGAACAGTGCAGGCATCACGGTGTTGATGTTGACCGTATCCCGTGCCCGGTTGGGCTTTCGGGCACTTCCCGCCTCCACCGTGGCGTCGATCTGTCTCACCACCAGCTCCGGGTCCTGCTTAGACACGAGCTGATCCCACAGCATGGAACCAGCCTTTCCAATCAAAGGCTCGACGTCCTGACCCTTGATGAAGAACCGACAGCACATCTTCTCCATCTGTGCCACCTCGGCCTGCCACTTCTCCACCTTGGAGGCCATGTGGTCTGGCCGGATGTTCATCTGCTCCCGCTTTGTCGCAATGTCCTCAGCACTACGGGATTGCGTTGCCGTAATCCCTGACATCAGCTCCGTCAGTCCCGTTCTCCTCTCAAAGAGATTCATGACGTGGTCGAGGATTCTCCACACGTCATAGTTGGTCTGAGGCTGCTGAAGGAACTGAACAACCTGACGGATGTCGCTATGCACCTCGTTGAGAGGGATGATCGCCTGGTCGTCTCCACTCTTGATTACCCGCTCGACTTCCTTCTCCGCCGACTTCAAGACGGCGATGAAGTCACGACTGCTGCTCCAAATCCTGTTTGCCAGGTGGGATATGATCACATTCATGAACACCAGTTCACCCAGTCCGGGGGCGATTGGTGCAATTGGCCACGCACTTCCGGGGCGCGAGTAGAAGTCCAGAATGGCTACCGGCCAGCGAGCATCACGCCAGAACGGAGTTGGCCAAGAAAACATCTCAGCGACTTCTTCATCCTTGGCACTCTTGATCGTGGGTCCTGGTTCTTCGAGGACGCTTGAGTCCATGGGGGCGTTGAGCGGAAACGGAACGTCCGGGCTGACCACGATGTAAGCGTAATCTCCCACGACCTTGTCAAACGCATCCTTCAGCGGGGTCGTGACATCGGTCATCCTCGCCCCAACGCCGCCCTTGCTCCACACCTTGTAATACACGACAAGGTCAAACGTCTTGCCCTGCTTGCGGTGGACGCTGCTCATCTCGCTGCCGAGGGATTCTCCCTGCGACTCGGCACTCTCCATCGCACCCTTCAGCGTGCCCTTCTTGAGTCCAAAGTCTCTCTCCACCTGCCACACGGGATGGACGTGCTTGCGGGCTATCCACTTGGCATCCTGAAGGCTCTCGGCGTCAGGGTCGATAATCAGGTTTTCAACCTTGTCGTAGAACGATCCGGTCAAAACCTGGTCCGATCCGGGCATCTGGTAGGGTTCTACCCACAGGCATCCCCTGCCCTTGACCAAGGCCTCAGTAATCGCCATCTCGGCGTGATAGGCAAGTCCGCCGCCGGGTTGCTCACCCGGAGTGTAATTCAGGTACGACTCCACCAGGTTGGCACGAGCTTCATCCTTGATGGACGTAGCTTTCTGGTCCATCATCGCTTCGTTGTAGAGATTCTGAGCCTCCTGAACCTCCTCCACCTTTGGCGCAAGCTCCTGCATCTGCATCTGTAGCTGCTGAACCTGCTGCTGCATCTGCATCCCCTGCTGCTGCATCTGCTGGGCAGCCTGTGGGTTCTGCTGCATCTGCTGCTGCATCTGCTGCTGGAACTGCTGCATCTGCTGCTGGGCCTGTTGCATCTGCTGCTGCAACTGCTGCTGCTGCTGCTGCGTTTGCTCCATGTCATCCGGCCCAAACAGCTCCGGACGCAGGAGTATCTTCTTTCGCGGCCTGACGGTCCTCTGGGGGTTACGCCAGTAAAGGACAGGTCCGAACAGTGCCACCAGCTCGAACGCCTTGGACATGGTCATCCGGAAGCGTGGGCTGGTGTTCGTCTTCAGATACTTGTTCTTGTACTTCGGGTCCCACATGAACCCGCTGGACGCACTGAAGAACGCCATGCACTGGTCAGAGATATCCTGAAACCACTTCTTGTGCTGAATCCCCAGCTCGATCTTGCCGAGCCAGCCAGTCACAAGAGGTCTCAGGTAGTCTTCGATCCTGCCTTCTGGCGGCATTAGACACTAGCCTCAACTGTTTTATCCAACACGGCGCGAACTTTCGCTACCGTCCACCCAGACCCCATGTCGCTTGCAATCTCCGCATGCGTAAGACCCTTGTCGTAGAGCTTCCACACCCTCTCCTCAAGCCTCAACTGCTTGGCGAGGGCAAGGTCCTTCTCACGCTTTTCTTCCTCCAGCTTGGCCAACTTTGCAGCACGCTCATCCGCCTTTTCCAGGGACGCTTTACGTCGCTTCTCCGCGTTCTCAATGGTGTCCCAGCCACCATAGTTGATAGCTAGACCCGTTTTTTCCTTCAGGATACTGGAGTCCACATGGTGAACGTTACGATGAAGTGACGACATCCCACCCCCGCTGGGGAAACACGTCAAATACAGCACGCCTTTTCCGTTTGTCTTTACGACAACGGCTGCCTCTGGCTCCTGCTTGGTGTCAGCGTGGGAATAGTAAACGCAATTCGTGCCAACTTCCAAATCCATGCCATTTCTCCCTGTTGTCTAGCCCCTGCCGGGTCCCATGTGAACAAAATCGTCTGCTTCTTCTCCGCTTTCTTCTTCCTGCCACTTCTGGAACGCTTTCCAGGCCGGAGAAGGGTTTGCCTTGCCAGGTATAGGCCTAGCATACTCGATATTGTGTGCTGCTAGGTATCTCAAACAGTCCATAAGGTGGTTGTTTCGGTCCACCGGCTCCTCTTTTGCCTCGGACCCAACGACTCGCTTGTGATATCTGAAGAATTCCCGCTTCAGGTTGGGCATTCTGTTGACCACAACCTTCATCTTGATCGTTCCGTCCGGCCTGACAGCCATCCACTCCCTGACTAGACCGATTCCAGCCTGGATATTGTCGCTACCTGGAACAAAATTGCTCCCCGTCATCTCGCTTCTTACGTTGTAACGACCAAATGCGTCAGCGTACTGCTGCTTGACCGTCCTGTTGAACCCCATGGGGGTCTGCCGACCGGCACGATTGTCGATGATGAACGTCTGAAAGGTTTTTCCACCCACCCTTTCAGCCACTTTCCTAGCCGTCTCTGCTGCATCACAACGCCGGAGGTAAAGCTCGTCGTAAAGCACGACGTGATCCCCCAAAGAGGGTGGGGGAACAGCAACAAACAGGACGGCACAGACGACGTGTCCGGGGTCAAGAGCTAGGTAACGACACCAGTCATCTGGAGGAACTCCATTGTTCTTCCTGATCGCCTCATCCACCTTGTCCTCAAGCTCTACAGTTTCCTTCGGAGTCCCGTGTATATCCTCTGAGAAACTCGGGTACACCAGCACCGTATCCGTGATGAATTCACCAAGATCCCTGGAGCGAACTTCCTCCGGACTTCGCTTGGACCACGCCTCAATACGTTTTCGCTTCTCATCCTTGTCAATGAAGGGGTTGTCGCTGTATCTCAGGGTGACTTCAAAGACGTCAGGATCTTTTCGTTTCTTCTGGTCAGCGGCACGCTCGCTCATCTCGATAAGAGCATCGTTTTTCGAGTGTGGCCACACCGACCAGATCATGCGCCCCTTGCGGTCTGACAGCCGGGCCTGGTACTCAGGAATATGACGGGGATATTCGATATCCTCGTCGATATGGATGAGGTCAACCGGATCACCCTGCTTCGGTTCACCGTGAGAACTGAAGGCGTGGATTTCAGTGCCGTTCACCAGGCGGCAAACAGTGAATACCCGCTCCCCCTTGTTCTCCCAAGCCCAGCCTTTTGGCTCGATCATCCGTGGAGGAATGAGTGGAGGAGCCTCCTTGGACTTTTCCTCGTGAGCAGCGTCATATTCGTCCCAGGGGCAAAACGGTCGCCACTCTTTGGTGACCTCGTCCCTGATGATCCGGAATGCTCCGGGCCGGAACAGCATTCTGTGGATGGTTCCACCGATATGACGCTGATCGTACCCAACCACCCAGATGAGCAAACCCCTGTCTGTCGGGTACTTGAAGGGCAGAGGACCATTGTCGGTATATATGGGCATTCCGGTGGCTGCGGACGCCGTTTCTGCAAACGCAGACATGGACTTACCAGAACGGTTTCCTCCCCGGACGATACGCTCACTGGCCATCGACATATGGAAAGGAATCTGCGTCTTCAGCGGCCTGTAAATGCGCAACGCCTCCGACCTGCGGCGATGCTTTTCAGCCGCAGCCTTGCCGATACGTTCCATGGCCGAAATAGTGGTCATCCTGCCTCTATTGCCAGAACGTCAGGGTTGTGTAATTTCAGACCGTGCTTGCCGGCCAGCTCGTTGATAAGCTCGGGACGGTTGTCGAGAAGATTGGCGACCATTTTGCCGATTTCCTCCTCAAGCTCGTCATCGGTCAGTGACGCCAGGTCCGGGGCACTCTGGCGGTGGTCGGCTGACAGTGATGTCAGACGAATTCCGACCGCGTAGAAGGCATCCAGCACCAGCTTGCTGCCCGGTCGTTCGGTGGCTGCATCGTTGATGTGACGCATCCACTCGGCACAGAAAGCCTTGAGGCCGCCGAACTGCTCATACATCTCTGCGGCGACTTCTGTCGGGTGCGGCACCTCGATCCTGTCGCCACGGATATCCGCGACCAGCTCTTTGAACATCTCCTGCCGACCCTTCTTCCGTTCGTCGGCAGTTTTCTTCTTTCTGTCAGCCTCCTGGCACGACTTGCACCAGCTTGACTGCCCGTTGGTTTTCTTACCGTTGTGAGCGTAGAAGTCGGAGAGCTTCTTGGTCTTTCCACAGAAGCTGCATGGCTTGGTTCGTGATCCCACCATGTTGTTCCCCCTATCTAGGCACCTGAAAGGGTCGCTGCGGGGCATCCTTACCCCAGCTAACCCCTGATGTGAAATCGACGTGTCTCAGCTTTTCGTTTGAAGGCAACCGAGAAGGCGCGGATCGCAGCAGCCTGTCACTGACCATGGACGATGTCACGAGTTGAGGCTTGCCAACGACCTTGGGCTTCCAGTGTCCTGCCCAGGCGTCCCAGTTCACACACACTGGATTGTATCCCCAGTCTTTCTCGCCCTTAAGGCTCAAATCACGAGTTGCCGTCACGTCCTCCGTCGAACACTTCTGCGACTCGTAGACGTCCTCGTACTCGTAGTAGAACCATGGACGGTCTCCCCTTTCTTTTGGCTCTGTCAGTTCAAATACACGGACATCACAGAGGATAAGACCTGTTGGCAAAGCGGCAACGTGTTCTATGCCCCCCCTCTCAAAAGCCTCCTCCCTAGTGAACTGAGACAGCTCAAAGTCTGCATCATCCGGCGAGTCAGACTGCTTGTTTCTCCAGCGGAACACATAGATATTTTCATGTGGCGGAGGCCCGCAGTAGGGAGCCGCTACTACCAGAGGTTTTCCATAGCTGACCATGTAATCCAGAGACGATGACCAGAATGGTTTAGCCCCAAGCTCCTCTCCCAGAAGGAAGTCTGGAGCCATGTCACTGTCAAGCATCAGAAGAAGGTCGTATTTGTTCTCTCTGGCGAACCGTACTGCACGGTTGCGGTTCATGGTGATTGGCGTGTCCGCCATATCTGCCGTGCCAACCTTTCCGATGCGTGAGTCCTCTTTCATCTCCGGGATTGAAGTGAGCAGCCAGTCACGGACGTCAGGATGTTCAGACTTCATCCCGCCGTTGCCACCGTAGCTGAATGTGCAGATCAAAATGTCATAAGCCATCGCTGTCTCTCTTGTTGTGTGCCAAACAGAAAGTTAAATCGCCCATGCCTCCCCGACCACCCTACCCTGAAAACACGAATAGCCGCTGTTCGGTCGTGGCACCGAACAGCGGCTACCGTCTCGGTGCCGGCATCAGCCGTTATCGAAGCTGCACGTTGATAAGCGTGTCCGTATTAGTGTTGGCTACCACCCGTGCTGTCATTGCGTACCCAATCACGTTGTTGACTTTCAAGAAGCCAGCGTCTCCGGTGAGAGCACCTTCTGCGATCCTGTCGAATCTTCCTCCGGCAGCAGCCGCTCCGGCTGTACTGCTGGCGGCTGCCTTGGCGTGAACAGGGTCGTTGACGGCCATGTTTGCTGCCATGTTGACAAATGAGGTGATTGCCAGGCATGGACCCTTGACGATGATCCAGCAGATGTCGTCATCAGGGCATCCGGCGGCTGGAAGATGATCGTCAACGACACCGGCCACCCTCTCGTTGACGGATTCACAATACCCGTCCACTTCCTTGCCGATTGCATCCGACTTGAATGTGACGATCCGTTTCGGCAGCAGAGCGATTCCGCTGACGTTCCGGACGGCAACGGCTACCACGTCACCGTTGCTCCTGAGCTTGGTTTCGTCTGACGGGTCTGTGTCCTGAAAGACATGAACCTGCCCGACAACTGCGCCACCTGGCAAGTCTGACGAGTCAACTGTCTTTCCGTGGTAGAACGTTCGCCCTCTGGCGAAAGGTGCAACTGCTCGATCTGGCATCTCGGGTCCTCCGTGAGGCTCTTTGTGTCAATGTGTCCTTGTGCGTGACAGCTCTCCGCTAGGCAATCGCTGCCAGCTTCGCGAAGTGCTTGGGGTTGTAACGCACGTTTCCGAAGAACCCCACGAGGAACAGCCACGAGTCGGTCTTGATGTCGTACTCGGGGCCGCGTGACGAGAACAGGACGCTGTCGAGGCTGCCCAGTTCCATCTGATCCACGTTCAGTCCATAACCAACACCAGACGGTACATCGAAGTCGGTGTCGATCATCACTCCGTCCTGGTTCAACACGTCGTCGAAACCAAGATCCTGAGCACCCTTGTGGGGAACCGTGATCCGCCGCAGGGATTCGATCTTGTTCTTGTAACCGTAGAACAAGTCGCCCGCCAGCAGGTAGATGTCCGGTCGACCATCTTTGCCAGACGTCTGGGTCAGCCAGATAGTCGACTGGCGAAGAACTCGCTCGCAGTTATTTTCCCAAGACGTCGAGGACGTTCCCCACGAGGAGCTGCTGTAGTTGACGATCTTCGGAGAGATGTAATCGTACTCCGGATCACCGTTGCCATCAGGCCAGTCCGTCGCCGCGTTGGCGTTGGGCTTGGTGGTCAGGTCCGAGGTCCAGGACCCACCCTCGTTACCGAGAGCAGTCGACTTGCCACCGTAGGTGTCGCTGGGTTCAGCGATACGGTCGGCAGCAACGGTAGTCCCGGTTCCGAAGAACGACTCCAGGCCATGAAGCCTGTTCTCGTTTCCGCTCGCGTAACCATCAATGAAAAACTCTCCGCAGAACTTGTTGCGGAGAGACTTGGTCAGGGTCGGCATGATCCGGTCGTAGCGTTTGACAATGGCGATGTCGCCTTTGTTTTCCAAACGCTCTTTCTCGGTCATCATGTCCGTGGCCTTGTAGCCACGCCAGTCGATCTTCATCTGACGCAAAAGATCGTGCCGGGAGAAGTCGAGAGTTCCGCCGTCGCCATAGGCACTGACGGGCTGCTCTGCGTACTCAACGTCCCAGTTACATTCGTGGGACGATTCGTTGAAAGTAATCCGACCCTTCTGACGAATCAGCGTCAGGATGAGACGGTTACGAATCGTGTTGTCGGCTGCACCCGAGAGATACTTAGGTGCCGTGCTGTGAATAATCCCAATCCACTCTGCCATCGGTCAGTCTCCATTCAACCGTTTTGCGGAAGCAACCCTCGTTCTCGCATCTCTAGTTCAGCGAGGTCAAGGAATGACGAGTCGCCATTTTGCGGGATGCCACTCCGCTCTGAACTGTCGATAGTGCCCGACTGGTTTGGTTGGTGATACGCACCTTGTAATCCACGCTCTAGGAATGTCTGATTTTGTGCAGGTTCTGTCAAGTCCGATTCCTGAGCAACATACTGGGCCTGCTGCTGGTACTGCTGTTGAGCAAGTGCCTGCTGCTGGTACTGCTGGTTTGCATAACCCAAACCTGTCTGCAACATATCTCTCTGGAGAAGACCTGACGCAAGGTCTCGAATCTCCTGTGGGTCAGTCACTCCGGACGACCTCAGACGATGAGCATACTCCTGCATTTTTTTACCGGCTGGTGTCAGAACCTCATGCCCATTGTGGTCCGTCACCCGGTTTCCCTGAGCATCCAACTGGAAGAAAATAGACTTGTTTTCTTCCAGAAAATCTTGAGCAGAAGACCTGTCCCTGATCCCCTGAACCGCGTCACTGACCCGTGCCTGAACCATCTGCTCGACACGGTCGTTGAGTCCATCCCACACGAAGTCGTGAGGGTTCTGCCAAAACTTTTGACCCTGTTTTCTCAGGTAATCCCGGTACTCATTCGCCTTCTGGGCAACAATCGGATTGACGTGCTTGTACCTGGGAACGAACTGTCCGCTCTCCTGATCGACGGTTACAAGCGCGTCCCATTCCGGATCGTACTCCGGTGGATTCCATGACGCTTGAGGCTCTGGGGCCGACTCTGGTGTCGGTGCGTAGTACGGCTCCTCGTACTGCGCCGACCGCTCCTGCTGCTGCTGTGCCAGCCACGCCTGTTGCATCTGGTCCATCTGCCCCTGCATCTGGGGGATGGTCGCCAAACCCTGCTCCAGGGCCTGGACGAACGTGGCGTCATCCTGGAACTGGCTGACGTCGTAGCCCCGCTCGGCAAACGCATGCCTGACAGACTTAGCCTGCGGCGGCGGATCCTGCGAACGGGTTACCTGCTCCAGCTCCTGCTCGAACGTCGGCTCGGGAGCCGGTGCTTGCTCCGGGGAAGGCTGCTGCGGTGCTTCTGGTTGTTCTGGATAGCCGGTGGACATCATGAACCTCGCATGCTGGTTGACGTCGCCGTTGTACCCGACCGCCTTTTTTTTTGCAATTCCCTTTTTTCTTTCTTGACATCGTTTTGTATTTCTTGTAAATTTTGTACCACCGGGAGGAAATCGCAATGACGATTGATTTTTCAAAAACGAAACTTATTCCAGTTTCTGAAGTTCCTGACATCCTGTCGCACGTCAGCTACGGGACGGTGAGAAACTGGTACCAGAAGGGATGCGTGTCTCACGCGACTGGTGATCTTGTGAAGCTGGATGTCATCCAGATTGGCCACAGGTTCTTCACCAGTAAGGAGTCAGTCGACTCTTTCATCCAGGCACTCAACGGGGGCAACCGTGATGGGAATGGCAAGCGCGATAATAAAGGCACTGGGAGGAACACCAATGGCAGCACAGGACGTCGACAAGCTAAAGATCCAGCTAAGAGAGGCACTGGAAGAAAACGGAAGCCTGGTAAACGAACGGGCAGAACTGCTGGAAAAAATTGATTCACTGGAGTCTGGGTCAGACGTGTCGGAGAAGGAGCTTCAGTACCTGAGAAGCATCGTCAACTACTCGCGACTGTTGTCTTCGTTTCTTACTGACAAGAGCTACCAGGCTGCTGTCCTCAAGCTCACGGCGGCAATACAGAATGCGCAAGAGGAGAACCTGCTGTGAGCGAAGGAGACGCCATTCGCAGAGCGGACGAAATGGAAACAGAACTACGCGAGATAAAGGAGGAGAACTACAAGCTAAAGAAGCGTGTTGAGAGGCTGCTGGCTCCCGAGACAATGCTGACTGCTGACGGGTTCACCGAGGCGATAACGGGTGTTTCGTATCGCTTCGGTCTCCCCCCGGTGGTCGCCTACGACTACGAGCAGTGCCTCGACATCCTGAAAGAGAGAGATGGCATGGACCATAAGCAGGCTGTCGAGTTTATGGAGTTCAACGTACTGGGAGCCTACGTTGGAGAGCGCACACCCTGTTTCATAGACAAATCGTGGAGACCAACTGATGCACACTAACGAAGTTCGGCTGAGTGGGATTATTGACAAGGTCACGACCCGGCAGGTCGGCCAGAAGAACACCCTGCTTCTCGAAGTGGATCTCAAGCAGGAGATACCTGGGTGGAATGGTGAGCTGACCACTCAGGTCGTTCGATGCCAGTCTCTGGGCCGTCAGGCGCAGGAGATCAGTGACTCTCTCCACGAGGGTCAGGCTGTCCAAATCAACGGTAAGCTCGATGGTCGTGAGTGGAATGATAAAATTTTCATCAACTGCACCATTCAGAGCGTTGAGGTTATGACTCCCAACGAACAGAGGCAGGACCACCATTCCAACCAGCAGCCTTCCATCGACGACATGGAAGTTCCATTCTGATAAGGCTCAACAACGGAAGGAGCCGTTTTGAGAAATCACGATTCAATGACTGGCGACATGATAACCCAGCATTCCAGACCTTTGCAGAATGTTATAGCAAAGCACAGAAAGCCCTCTTTTAATGCCGACAGGGGAGAGCGTTGGCCGGTGTCATCATCCCTGGCCGGCAAGCCCCAGTCTGTGCTCGACTCTATCAACGAGCGTGTTGAGATCATGCGAGTCAGGCACGAGCAGGGTCTGGACCTGTGGACTGGTAAGCCCCTAGATAACGAGAAAGGTTTTCTATGAATGGAGATTTCAAATTCCCAGAAGACGGAAAGCTGAGTGGACTCTCTGGCCTGAGTAAAAGCCAGTGTTTTATGGACGGAGTTGAATTCGGCGTCTTCATGCACTCCCACACAGTAGCCAACATGACTGGTTCCACGGAACGGGTACGGATGAGGTCCTGTCACCGGGAACGTGCGAATCTGTTTTTGACAGTCAATGGCTACGAGCCGGACATCAAGTGGATCAACGATGACTTTATATCTGTGAGGATTGGAAATGCCTGAACAACAATGCGACAACTGCGCCTTATGGACTGCTCACGAAAGTGGGCAGGCCGGGGAATGCTCGGCTATCTCGAACACGGATCCGGGCAGCGTTGTCCGGATGATACTCATTCGCCTGAACACAGAAACCGGGGAATGGCAGCCCAACTTCGACCGAAACATTCAGGTTGCGGTCGGAACAGCACCCACGTTTTTGTGTGCAATGCACCAGCCTGACCAAACCCCTGCCCAGGCCCCTCCTGTTCAGCAGGCATAACGATGCGCTATGTGTCTCTATTCTCCGGTATTGGGGGCGTTGACCTCGGACTGGATCGTGCGGGAATGACCTGTGCGTACCAGGTTGAGATCGACCCCTTCTGCCGAAAGGTTCTGGCCAAGCACTGGCCTGATGTTCCCAAGTGGGATGACATCAAAACCTTCCCTTGGACACATGCAATGAGTTTGCTGAGTGACGTGGATATGGTGGCCGGAGGATTCCCTTGCCAGGCTGTCTCAAAAGCAGGGAAAATGAGAGGCGAAGAAGATGAAAGATTCTTATGGCCGGAAATGTACCGAGTTTGCAAGAAGCTCCAACCCCGGTACATCCTGGTCGAAAACGTCACTGGGCTGCTCTCAGCTCCTGATAGGCTGGGAAGACGAGGAGCCTTGTTCGGAAGAATTCTTGGAGACTTGGCCGCGCTCGGGTATTGTGTCGAATGGCATTGCATACCGGCTGCCTCCGTTAACGCTCTCCACAGGAGAGACCGAGTCTGGATCGTGGCCTACTCCGAACACGATGGACTACCTGAAGCCTCGGGACGAGGAGACCATCGAGGAGTACAACAACAGCAGGGACGGGAGAAAGAATCGAAAGGCTCTGAGCAATCTCCGTCAGGCAGTTACCAGCCCTCACTATTCTCAGATGTTCCCGACACCGACAAGCAGGGACTGGAAGGACACTCGGGGGATGGCGCAGACGGGGGTCAATCCGGACGGGTCATCCAGGGAGCGGCTGGACCAGTTACCAAGAGTCGTCTACGCAGGTTTGCCGACAGGACCGGATCGGCCCAGTGGGGGATTGAACCCGATGTGGG